CACTTTCGTGTTCGTATTGAAGTATTTCATAACGATCGCGATATTGAATTCATTCAGTTTAAACGCTGGATGCAACGACTCTATGACGTCGAAGGCGTATTAGAGTTGAATCACAAGTCATGCGAGATGATTGCAGACGACTTGTATCAAGAGATTTCTGCAAAGTATCCCGGCCGATTTGTAGAGATTAGTGTCGCTGAAGACAACGAAAACGGCTGTTCCATTTTTTATCCTAAATGCTAAAAGAGAGTAAACTAAAATGGCAATTGAATTCAATCGTGAAGCATACACGAAAGTTTTTAACGATTTGGACAAGTATCGCGACTACTGTCGCTTTGAAGGTAAGGTCTTTAACGAAGCAGACCTTTACAAAAAAGAATCGCCTAATTGGCAGCAATATCAAAGGTATCAAAACTACCTTCGAGCAAAATCTCGTAATGCGGGACGTAAGTTTAATAACCGGAGAAACTAAATGACTATCTATGTTGTAGACATTGAAGCAGTAGACACACGTTATACTAAGCAATGGAAGGATTATCTTCCTAAGCAACTTCAACGTGCTACAAATATGGATGTAAAAGTCATTAGTGGAGGAGAGACGCCTCAGGCTACTACGCCTGGGGCATTTCTCAATTTTGGTGGTACTAATGTGTACAAGAGCAAACAGCTCGAACAGATTGGTGAAATGTTTTGTAAAGGACAAATCAAAGATGGAGATTATTTCTTATATACGGACGCTTGGAACCCGACTGTTATCCAGCTTAAATACATGGCTGAGCTCTTGGGCGTACATATTAGAACCGGTGGCTTATGGCATGCTGGTAGTTACGATCCTCACGATTTCCTTGGTAGGTTAATTGGAGACAAGCCTTGGGTAAGACATGCTGAATATAGTATGTTTGAGTGTTATGATGATAACTTCTTTGCAAGTGAATTCCACTGGGACTTGTTTGCAGAAACGTTTGCACTCGATATGGGCGTAGTTGATCAAAATAAAATGAAACGTGTAGGCTGGCCTATGGAGTATCTAAAGAACAGTTTAGACAATTACAAAGGTATGGAGAAGCGTAATCTTATACTCTTTCCGCATCGTATTGCTCCAGAGAAACAAGTTGAAATATTCCGCGATTTAGCAGAACAACTGCCTGAATACGAGTTTGTTGTATGTCAAGAACGTGAGCTTACTAAAAATGAATATCATAATTTGTTAGGCGAAGCAAAGATGGTGTTCTCTGCTAACCTACAAGAAACACTTGGTATTAGTTGGTATGAAGGTGCTCTTGTAGATGCTATTCCCATGGTGCCTGATAGATTAAGTTATTCAGAAATGTCTGTTCCAGAGTTTTTATATCCAAGTGAATGGACTGAAGACTTTTTTGCTTATAGAAAGTACAGAGGTTTAATAGTTGATAAGATTCGTCATTATATGGAAAACTATGACGACTATCTAGTAAGTTTAGAGAAACAGCGTACTAAGTTAAACAAAGATTTTTTTAGCGGAGCGGCACTGTATGACGCAATCAAAGAAGGATGATAGTTTTACTATCGATATAAGTGATTTAAAGTTGGACGATATGTTGAATACTACCGATGATAGTGTTACTATTAACTTAGACAACACCTACGGTACAACTACAACGTACTGGGCAGGTGATAGTATGGTAGATACTATCAGTGTCAGCGATGGTACATTTACTATAGACACTAATAGTGTTGACTGGATTAATAGTATTAGTATTAAGGACACACGTATTAGTCCAGAAGAGATTGAACGTATGTGCGAGATTTATCCAGGTTTAGAAAAAGTTTGGCGTAACTTTAAAGCAGTATATGATATGTGCGAAAAAGATTATGAAGGCAAGAAAAAGGCAGGTGAACTAGATGACGACATTCCGTTCTAAATTTCTTAACTTGCTAGACAAGTTAGGACGCAAGCGAGTAATTATGGACCGTTACGAAAACGAGCCTTACTTAACTCGATATTATCTTTTCTTAAAAGACCGCAAATGGTTTCCGTTTAATGTGTTCTTACACAACTTTCACAAAGGAGATTTAGATGATTTACACGATCATCCTTGGCCTTATCTCACTTTTATCCTTAAAGGTGGGTATTGGGAGCATACACCAACTGGCAAACACTGGAGGGCCCCGGGTCACTTCCGCTTTTGTGGCCCTCGCAGCCTTCACCGTATTGAGCTTGAGCCTGGCGTCGATACTTGGACTTTATTTGTTCCCGGGCCAAAATTAAGAGAATGGGGATTTATTCGCAAAGGCGAATGGGTACAACACGAACAGTATCTAAAGGAAAAATATGAGCAATAAAACTACTACTGTATATTGGACTCCGTTGACTTCAGTAGATTCTCAAGAACCTGATTGGAGTATTTTATACGAAGAGCCGCAAAGTTTGTTTGAAAGGAAACTTGAAGAAAAAGTAGATATTGCAGATAAACAAACAAACTTCTTTTATTGTCCTGCGTTTTCTAATTTTGCTAAAAATACATTTGTATTAAAAAATCCTATAAAGGTAGATGTGCCTATTATACAAAATAATTCATTTGCAAAAGTTGAAAGTCTAGTTCCTGTTTATCAAACAAGAGACTCTTGTCTTAAAGATCACACTACAATCAAATATAATATGCAATGGGTGTTTTTTGCTGAAGAGGACGATATTCATATAACAGTTACAGAACCTTACATGGATCAAGCACCTCACTTATTACAAGGACATATTGTTCCAGGTAGATTTAGTGCAAGTAGTTGGTTTAGACCAATTAACTTAGATTATAATTTTTATCCTGGAGTGAAGCAGTACACCGTAGAAGAAGGAGAACCATTAGCATATATTAACTTTGATTCCGATAAACAAGTTAAATTAGTTAAATTTAATTTAACTGAAAAACTTAGAAATCTTGCCCTAACATGTTCTATGGGAGCATCTTGGGAAAAATGGGTTCCTTTAGCAAAAAGATATAGACGCTTTAAAGAGTCTAGATTAAAATCAATTATTCTTAAAGAGATCAAGGAAAACTTGTATGATTAAAAAACATTATTACAGTTGGCAAGATGTAGAACGTGCTTGCCTAAGTCTTGCATTACAAATGTACAACGATAATTGGAAGCCTGATTATATTGTAGGCATTACAAGAGGTGGTAACGTACCTGCTACTATCTTGTCTAATATGTTAAAAATTCGTTGCGAAACATTAAAGGTTAGTTTGCGTGATGATGATAGTGAAAGCGAAAGTAACTGTTGGATGGCTGAAGATGCTTACGGTTATGATGATAAAGATTATTATGATCCTGCAATGGGTCATAATAAAACAAACGCAGACAACCGTAAGAACATTCTTATTGTAGACGACATCAACGATACCGGTGCTACATTTAACTGGATTAAAGAAGATTGGCGTAGTGGATGTTTACCTAATTCAGAAGCATGGAATGATATTTGGGGTAACAATGTTCGCTTTGCAGTTATTACAGAAAATTTAAGTTCAGAATTTGATGGTGTAAGTTACAGTACACACGAAGTTAACAAAGCCGAGGAAGATGTATGGTTAGTATATCCCTGGGAGATTGTAGGAGAATACAATGGCGTTTGAGTGGTTTAAAATGTATAAGCACGAAGAAAACATTGAAAGAGATGTTACGGATCGTGTATATGAATATGTTTGCGATTTCTATAGTGTTGAATCAATTATTGATCTAACTGAAGAACAAATTGATGAAATAGAAAGATTTATGGAAGATAATGTAAACGAATATAATGTTATGTCAGTTGGCTTTAGTAACTTGCTTCATGATTGGGATAGCGAAAATTCATATACAGAGGATGAGTATGAAGATTGATACTCTAACAAAGGCACAAGAAGAGAAAAGAGCACCTTGGACTGAAGTTTTTCTTGACACAAGAGATTTTATAGTATATAATGACATTTATCCTGTAACACTAGGACATATATTAGTTGTTCCAAAAGAGAACACTGTAGAAAATATTCAAAAGTGTTTTAAATTTGCTCAAGAAATGGGCAATATGAATGTAGAAGCAGATACTAATCCTATTACAGGATATAATATAGGTATTAACATGGGAGAAAGTGCAGGACAAACATGCATGTATCCACATGTACATTTAATCTTCCGTCGTGATGGAGACATGGAAGATCCGAGAGGCGGCGTCCGAGGCGTCATTCCATCTAAACAAAAATACTAAAAGGAAAGGAATGTATGGACTTGAAACAAAATCTTATTAATGCGGCAAGGAAACACGCAGAAGCGGAGATTGAATTGCACAAAACCAATATCGACGTTTACATGGAAAAAGTTGTAGGCATTGGTGAACATTCTGATATTGTTGAAACTATTCAGAAAGAACTAGATGCAATGGCAACTGCACACGATAGACTCGAAATGTTGAACAAGTATTTTGATTAATTACTTGACAAACGACCTAAATAAGTGTATACTGTATATAATTGTGCAGTATACACGGCAATCCACTGCCTAAACATCGGAGAAATAAATGAGCAAAGCAGAACAGATTAAAGCCCGTTTGCAAGATGCAAACATTCGCTATTGGGCAGGCGATAATATTTCAGAAGTCTTACAAAAGGGCGACAAAGAAGAACTTATTGAAGATGCTACAGTAGCATTTGAAAGTGTGCTAGACGCACTTGTTATTGATAGACACAACGATCCAAACTCTAAAGGTACAGCAAGACGCCTTGCTAAAATGTATTTTAATGAGATTATGGCGGGACGTTATGATCCTATTCCTAGCGCAACAGCATTTCCAAATGACTCAGACGAACGCTACGAAGGTATGCTAGTTGTACGAAGTGAACTAAAAAGTATGTGTTCACATCATCATCAACCAGTAGTAGGTACTGCATATATTGGGATTATTGCCGCAGATAAATTAATTGGGTTGAGTAAGTATACTCGTATTGCGCAGTGGTGTGCTAGACGTGGTACACTACAAGAAGAACTTGCAAATGAAATTGCAAAACAGATTCGACTAGCAACCAATGCAAAACATTTAGGAGTATATGTACAAGCAACACACGGTTGTTGTGAGAATCGTGGCATTATGGCACATAGTTCACTTACACAGACAACTGTACTGAAAGGTGCATTTAAAGACGATCCAGGTACAAAGAAAGAGTTCTTTGATAATATTAAACTACAACAGGAATTTGCGTGTTAAGATGAAGTTACGTTATTCAGAAGCATTTTATAGTGTACAGGGTGAAGGCAAGTTTGTTGGAGTCCCTAGTGTGTTCTTAAGAACATTTGGTTGTAACTTTCGTTGTATGAACTTTGGGTTGGACCGTAATGAGCCTATGCGTGATGAAAAACAGAAGCAAGGTATCAAACACAATCCCGAAGTTAAAAAATTGTTAGACAACGACATAATTAATACTGTAGAGAAGTTTGAAGACTTACCTATTATACATACAGGCTGTGACACGTATGCAAGTATCTATCCTGAATTTAAAAAATTTATGATGGATAAAACTGTAGACGAAGTGGTTGAACACCTACTAAGTCTAACACCAACCGGCAAGTGGACAATGGACAATGGTCAAGATATTCACTTAATATTAACAGGCGGAGAACCTTTGTTAGGATGGCAAAGACTCTATATTGAACTATTTGAGCATCCTAGGATGCAGGACTTAAAAAATGTTACATTTGAAACAAACACTACACAAACTTTACACGACGATTTCTTCGACTATCTTAGCGATCAAAACAGATTTGAAGTCACTTGGAGTTGTTCCCCAAAACTTTCAGTTAGCGGAGAACCTTGGGATACTGCTATTAAGCCTAGTATTGCTAGGGAGTATAGCCTTGTTGACGGTAGTGACATGTATCTTAAGTTTGTTGTCGCTGATGCTATTGACGTGGAAGAAGTTGGCAAAGCTGTGGACACTTACAGAAACGCCGGGATTCAATGTCCGGTATATTGTATGCCGTTGGGCGGACGCAGTGAAGAATATAATCTCAACGTCCAAGAAATCGCAGAACTATGCATGGAAAAAGGATGGCGTTTCACACCAAGACTCCACATTTCCTTATTCGGAAATGCGTGGGGGACTTGAGAATATGTTTGATCCTGATGACTTTGTTAAAAATGAACAAGAAACAATTAACATAAGACGCGAGAATTCAAAATCAAAAACACTTGAAGAACGTGTCAGGGAGGCTGGAATATGAACTGGGATAAAATAAAAAAGGCTTTAGGTGTTACACCTAAAATTGAAGAAGAAGTAGTTAAAGAAGTTGAAAAGACTACTGAAGAAGTCCGTCGAGAAGCACTAGAAACAGAAAAAGAAGCGGCTACTAAAGCAGGTGAACCTTGGGTTGCTGTATTAGATACACAAGTTAATAAAGATAATATTAGAAATGGATTCTTTGAACTTGATTGGAATAATGAATTTGTTGAGCAACTTCTTGATGCTGGATACAAAGGAGAAAGTGCAGAACAAATAGTTGACGCATGGTTTAGAACTATTGTTATCCAAATGTTAGAAGAAGATGGGTTAAGTACTGATCGAGACATGGGCTATATTAATGTGGTTCCTATCGATAAAGGTAAAAGTGAAGTATCTTAATGCTTGACAAATATTATGAAAGGCACTATTATTATACTATAAATGATTAAAAGGCAAACAAATGGCAACTTATGTACTAGTTGATACAGCAAATACGTTCTTTAGAGCTCGTCATGTAGTACGCGGCGACTTAGACACTAAAGTAGGTATGGCATTACACATTACTTTAAACAGTATTAAAAAAGCATGGCAAGACTTTAATGCAGATCATGTTGTATTCTGTTTAGAAGGACGCAGTTGGCGTAAAGACTTTTACGAGCCGTACAAGCGTAACCGTCAAGAAACACGTGATGCTATGAGTCCACGTGAAGCAGAAGAAGATAAAGTGTTTTGGGAAATCTTTGACGAGTTTAAAGATTTCGTTAATACAAAGACTAACTGCACTGTAATACAAAATCCTGTACTTGAAGCAGATGATTTGATTGCAGGTTGGGTACAAAATCACCCTAACGACAATCATGTTATTATTAGTACAGATGGTGACTTTGCACAACTAATTGCACCTAATGTAAAACAGTACAATGGCGTTAGTAACACAACTATTACACACGAAGGCTACTTTACAGATAAAGGTACGCCTGTACTTGATAAGAAAACTAAAGAGCCTAAGGCCGCTCCTAATCCACAATTCATGCTGTTTGAAAAATGTATGCGAGGTGACACAAGTGACAATGTTTTCTCCGCTTATCCAGGCGTTAGAACAAAAGGTACTAAGAATAAAGTTGGCTTATTGGAAGCATTCGACGATAAGACCGCGAAAGGTTATAATTGGAATAACCTTATGTTACAGCGTTGGGTTGATCATAACGGTGTTGAGCACCGTGTATTAGATGATTACAATCGTAATGTTACATTATGTGATTTATCTGCACAACCTGCAGAAATTAAAGAGATAATTAATAGCACAATACAAGAAGTATCTCCTAAAGAAATTTCACAAGTAGGAATGCGTCTTATGAAGTTTTGTGCAAAATGGGATATGCAACGTATTGCAGATCAGGCTGCACAATTTGCAGAACCATTACAAGCAAGGTACCCACAATGACAATAAAGACAAAAACAATTTTAAAAGATAAATTTTGGATATTAGAGGACGAAGGTGTTAGGATTGGTACTCTTAGTATTAGTGATGATAAATTTATGTTTAGTGGGCCACAAGGAACAAAGTATTTTAATAGCGAACGTGCCTTAAAGAAAACATTTGGTTCTAATGTTCTTATTAACGAAGTAACTAACACTGTTAATGAAGAAGTAACGGCAGATAAAGAAGTTTATAACTATCCTACAAGTACAACGCCGTTTAATCCATTACTAGATGTTCAACGAAAACTACCATTGTTTACTAAAAGTAATAAGAGTAAAAGTTTATATTGTGCAGGATACTATATTATTCATTTTGACAAAGGATGGGTTAAAAGTTTTTGTCCTAAACTAATTACAGTTGAACGTTATGAATTTAAAGGTCCATTTAAAAATGAAATTGAAATGAGACAAGCACTGAGTAATGCAAATGCAAAATGATCCTCTTAACACTGCTCCTATACAACAGTTTATATCTCAAGTTAAAAGTGCAGATTTGGCTAATGCCAAAGAAGTTAAACTAAGTCTACAACAGGCAAAAAATTTATCTTATACATTAGGTATTGTAATGGCTAGGTTAGAAGGAGACTTAGAAAGATTTGTAAAAGAAAATTCTTCTTCTACAGAAGTAGTTCAAGTACAGTTAGACGGCGGAACTGGCTGGGAATAAACTACGTAGATAACCTAAAAAAAAGATAAATATATGCGTATATAATTTTAAGGAGTGTACGCATATGAGTAGGCCAAAACCCACCGTACTGCTAGAATACATAGATAAAAAAACCTATAGGGCTGAACAAGTACTAGATGCAGAAGCTATCTGGGCAGTATTCTACAACGGCAAGCCTTTCAACCTTAAGAGCTTGAATTCAATAACTAACTATCCAGGACCTAAATATAAAAAGGTTTCGTTTTCTAATCCCGGTCACGCACACAATCTTGCAAAAAAATTAAACGACATGTTTAATACTGGCGAGTTTGCGGTATATAAGTTATCAACAGGTGATTTAGAAACAGAAGAATGAACTGGAAAGAAACATACACTAAGATATTTTTAAACCAATTAGGAAAAACTTCAAACGATATTACAGTAAAAGAGTTTTTGCCTCTTTGGTGGAAAAATACTAGAGAGTCAGGAGGCCTAAGGCTAACTGATTTAGGTTTTGATATCTTAACCGAAATAGAATTAACAACATACGAAGTACCATATCCAAAAGACATGCCAATGACAACACAAGTTGTTATTTTTTTAGATAAGTTTATCGACTGTCCATACTATCTTACCAATAGAGCTATACATGTAACAAGCGAAAAAAAGGCCATGGAATTGCACCTTTTTAGTGGAGACTTACGCAAGTATGGCTTAACCAAGGCTATGAATCGCCAAGAAAAATCAGAATAAAACACCAAAAAGTCTTGACTTTATTCCTAGTGATGCTATACTATATGTATAGTAAGAAATTACTTAGCACTGATGATAGAAAACGAGGAATACACAATGGAAAATGTTGCACTACGCACAACTTCGCCTAACAAAGCAAAATCACGCATTCTACATGCAATTAAAAAGAAACGTCCTATCTTTCTTTGGGGACCTCCAGGTATTGGTAAATCTGAAGTAGTTGAACAGATTACTAACAGCCTTCCTAATTCGCATTTGATTGACATTCGCTTGTCACTTTGGGAACCAACAGATATTAAAGGTATCCCGTATTATGCCGCAAACGATAACAAAATGGTTTGGGCAGAACCTGCAGAACTTCCAAATGCAGAAATGGCAAAACAATACGATAACATTGTATTGTTCTTAGATGAAATGAATTCGGCAGCGCCAGCAGTACAAGCGGCAGCATACCAGCTCATTCTTAACCGTCGTGTAGGACAGTATAAACTTCCAGACAACGTATTCATTGTAGCGGCAGGTAACCGTGACAGTGATAAAGGTGTCACTTATCGTATGCCGGCTCCGTTGGCTAACCGTTTTATTCACTTAGAACTTGCTGTATCATTTGACGATTGGTTTGAATGGGCAGTAAATAATGACATCCACAAAGATGTTGTAGGTTTCCTTACTTTTAGTAAGAAAGACTTATACGACTTTGATCCTAAATCTCCTTCACGTTCATTTGCAACGCCGCGTTCTTGGACTTTTGTTTCAGAACTGCTAGATGACGGAATTGACGAAGAAACAACTACTGATTTGGTTTCTGGTGCAATTGGCGAAGGACTTGCTGTAAAGTTTATGGCACACCGTAAAGTAGCATCAAGTATGCCTAATCCAACTGATATTTTGGAAGGCAAAGTTAAAGAGTTGAAACAGTCAGAAATCAGTGCTATGTATTCCCTTACTGTTTCACTTTGCTACGAACTTAAAGAAGCGTCTGACGCAAACGATAAAAAGTTTGACGACAAAGTTAATAACTTTTTACGCTTCGCAATGGACAATTTTGAAACTGAGCTAGTTGTAATGGGTGTAAAAGTTGCACTAACTCAGTATGCATTGCCCATTGATCCAGACGAAGTGGAATGCTTTGATGAATTCCACGAGCGTTTTGGCAAGTATATTAAGGCAGCACAACAGTCTTAATATGGTGTGTGGGTTAGGGCGATCCCTACAAAATCGCCCATTTTTCTTGACAAATGTCGTAAATACTAGTATACTATATGTATAGTAAATAGCAAGTGAGAGGCACACATGGCAACCGCAAAAGATACTGCAAGTAAACTTAAAAATTGGCAACCTGATCCAAATATTACGCCTGAGCAACTTGAAGAAATGCGTGTCGAAGTTTACGATCGTATTGTTGTAGCCCGTATTGGTTTGCTATTAAGACATCCGTTTTTTGGTAATATGGCAACTCGCTTGCGTATTTTGGCAGCTGATGATTGGTTGCCTACTGCGGCTGTAGACGGTCGCAATTTGTATTACAATACACAATTCTTTAACGCAATGACAAATAAAGAAATTGAGTTTGTTGTTGCACACGAAATTCTACATATGGTATTTGATCACCTTACACGTAGAGAAGATCGTCATCCAATGTTATATAACATTGCCGCAGACTATAAAGTAAACAATTTACTTGTAAGAGATCGTATTGGTGAGAAACCTAAAATTGTAGACTGCTTTCAAGACTTTCAATACGACTCAGATACTTCAGAAGAAATCTACGATAAACTATTTGAAGAAGCAAAACAGCGTGGTAAAGAACTGCAAGAACTTCTTGACGATCTAGACAAAGAAGGTGAAATGCTAGACGAGCACCTTGATGATGCAAACGGTGACGGAGAGTCAAAAGAAGGCGAAGAAGAAAAAGATTCAAACGGTAACAATGTAAGTAAGAAGCGTCCTAAGTACTCTAAAGAAGAACTTAAAAAAATACGTGACGAAATTAAAGAAGGCATGATGACTGCGGCACAAGCGGCAGGTGCTGGCAACACACCTGGTGAAATACAACGCATGATTAAAGAGCTTACAGAGCCTAAAATGAATTGGAGAGAACTTCTCCAACAACAAATTCAATCAACAATACGTAACGACTATACTTTTAGTCGTCCTTCACGTAAAGGCTGGCACACCGGCGCTGTTTTGCCAGGTATGAACTATATGGACACAATTGATATTGCAATTGGTTTAGATATGAGTGGTTCAATTGGCAATTCACAGGCAGCTGACTTCTTAGGAGAAGTTAAGGGTATTATGGATCAATACAAAGATTACAAAATCAAAGTATGGTGTTTTGATACTAAGGTATATAATGAACAAGATTTTACCGCAGACGGCGGCGAAAATTTAGAAGATTACGAAATTATGGGCGGTGGCGGAACCGACTTTATGGCTAATTGGGAATATATGAAAGAACAGAGCTATGTTCCTAAAAAGTTTATTATGTTTACAGACGGTTATCCTTGGGATCACTGGGGCGATTCGGACTACTGTGATACAGTCTTTTTGATACATTCGCATCATGATAAAAACCTGCAAGCACCGTTTGGTACAACTGTACACTACGAGGAAACAAGTGCCGCATAAGCTAAAAGAGCCCAATGCATTAAACTTTTTTGGTATTCGAAAAGCAACTTCTGTTGCTCCGCATTTTGAATACATAACCATTCCTTACACCTACAACATCGAAGATTCATTAAATAAATGGGTACAGAAGAACTTAAAAGGACGATACTTTTTAAGCAAAACTGTAGGTGTTTCTACTCAAAGTGGAAAAGTAGAAACACTACTTAAAGTGGGTTTTGAAGACTCAAAAGAAATGAGTTATTTCATGTTAGCGTGTCCACTTTTGAAGTACAAATAATTAACTACGCATATATAATAATACACAAGGAGAAAATCTATGGCTGATGAACAAAAACAACCAGAAGCAACTACACAGGCTCCAGCAGGAGCAACTACACAGGCTCCAGCAGGAGCAACACCGCCGGCAGCTGAACTAACTGTTCAGGATTTAACTGCTATTAAGCAAATCATTGATGTTGCTAGTACACGCGGTGCATTTCGTGCAAATGAAATGGCAGTAGTTGGTACAACTTATAACAAACTTGAATCTTTCCTAAGTGCTGTATCTGCTCAACAAGAACCGCCAAAGGAAGAAGCAAAAGGAGAGTAATATGGCTCTAAAACATATAGGAAGATCTGTTAAACAGAAAAAAAGATGTGCAGTAGCATATAGAGTAATTCCTGGGGATCCTAATTTTTCATTAGTAGTTTTTAGCGAAAACTTAGATGCGCCTGATCACGATTCTCTTATGAAACTATTAGAATCAGATGCAGGACAAAATGCTAATGAACTTGCTGATGCAATGCATAGAACTCAATTAGCTGATGGACAAAATATGTTACTTGGTTTCCATCGAATGGGCAAATTAACTAAAGTATTATCTGAAGATATTGAAATGACTCCAGATACTAAGAGCACAGTAAATTTAGCAGAACTTAATAAAATAATTGCTGAGCAAAAAGGTGTAACAGTAGGTGATTTAGCAAACGAAATAAACGGCGCTAGTCCTGTAGCACAAACTGCTCCAGTAGAAGATACTACTAATATTTCTAGAAGCGAAACAGATGCACCAGCTGGTGTATTGTCAGACGAAGAACTGGCTGCTCAATATCGTTCACAAGCAGATGCAATGTTTAAAGAAGCAAAACGTTTAAGAGAACAGGCCGAGGAGTTGGTACCTACTAAGAGGAAAACCAAAGCCAGTGTCGAAGAAGCCCAGTAAAAAACTTCCCCAAGACGTTATAAATCATTGGCCAGAGGTATTCGAGGATGTTGACATAGATGTTGTCCCTCTCGAATACCTCCATTCTGTACGAGTAGAATTTATCGACGGAAAGATATGGGATATTGCCATTGATACTTCAAAAAATAAGATAGAAATCTTAGAAAAATCACTAGAAGAACTGTTTGACGAATATAAAGACGCTATTAAAAACGTTGACTTTAGGTTAAATACCAACAAGGTTAAAGAAGATATTACCAAACGGACACGTAAATTCCTTAAATTAAGAAAGTAGTCATTCCTGTTCAATCGGATAAATACTAATAACAAATATTATGTTATCAGGAGTTTAACGAATGGCTTTACAAATTAGACGCGGTACGGACACAGAGCGTTCAAGTGTTGTATTTGCAGAAGGCGAGCTAGTATATATTACAGATACAGATGCACTGTTTATCGGTGACGGCTCAACTGCTGGAGGTATAAAACTTACAGACAACGCAGGTGCAATCCTTGGAACGTATATTACCGCAGATACAAATAATTCAAAAATAAATTTACAACAAAACTTAGACCTTAACGGCAACGATATTATTGGTACAGGTAATATCAACATTAATGGCACTATTACTGCTACCGGCAATGTAAACATTGGTGACGATGCTAATACTGATACTGTAGACTTTACTGCAAAGATAACAAGCTCATTAACTCCTAATGCAGACTCTACATATAACATTGGTGCAGCAAACGCTCGTTGGAACAATGGTTACTTTACTGGATTAACAGTAGATGGTCAAATAGATGCTGTTTCTTTAAACGGTAATGTTATAGCAGACAATTCAACTGTAATGGTTGATGTAAGTGCTAATACATTTACTGGTGATTTAACAGGTGATGTTACAGGTAACTTAAACGGAAACTTAACTGGTAATGTAACTGGTAACGTAACAGGTGATGTTACGGGTAATACAACAGGTTATCACACAGGCGATGTTAAAGGTTCTGTGTTTGGCGACGACAGCACTCCTATTATAGATGCTGTTGGTAACAATATCTTTACAAACAGCGTAACTTTCTCAGGTGGTATGAGCATTAATGATGCTAATAACGATTTTACTATCGATGCTTCTAACGGATCAACAAATATTATTAACTTTAAAGTTGATGGTGGTGATGTTTATATTGATGCTAATGGTGTTTTACAAGCAGGTCAAGGCGTTGTTGGTAATGTTACAGGTAATACTGCTGGCACACATACAGGTGATGTAACTGGTAATGTAGTAGGTAATACAACTGGTTATCATACAGGTGATGTTAAAGGTACAGTATTTGGTAATGACTCAACTATACTAGTTGATGCAGTTAATAATACAATTTCAGGGTCAGTTATTAGTGGTACGATCACAGCAAACTTAACTGGTAATGCAGCTGGTGATCATTCAGGAACATTTACCGGAAACATTTTTACTAGTCTAATTGATAGTGCAGATTCAAGTGCTATTGTAGTAACTCCTGCAATGACTTTTAATGCTGATATTATAATGAATCAAGGATTTGAAGTTAATCCAGATGGTGCTTTAGGCGGTCAGGTTATTAGAGGTAGACCAGATGGTGAACTTTCTGTAAGAACATTACGAACACTTGATGTTATTCACGATTCAGGTGGTGAAATTAAGTTTAAAGATAGAACAGGATTTGAAAACAGATCAACTTTTGAAAATCTGTTAATTGCCCAGGATAAAGTAGAACTATTTAGAATTTCAGGTGCAACTGATCCTAGTTTAGTGCTTCACACTTTTACAGGTGATCCAGATGACGATGTAGCAGTTGCAAACCCAGCAAATTACGATACACACTTTGAAGCAACTAACGAAAAAGTAACATTTGGTGTTCCTGCTAAGTTTGCAGTAGTTGCAGATGATACTGCTAGAACTGCTCTTGTTCCAAGTCCAGAAAAAGGAATGGTAATACTTATGGAAGCAGGTACTACTCCAGCAGCAACAAATCAATTACAATTCTTTGACGGTTCTAACTGGACTAACGTATAATAAAGGCGTTTTAGAGCTTATATAAGCGTCATACACACACTTTATATACATTATAGTACAAAGTTAATTAGTCATAAAAAAAGGCGCATTATGCGCCTTTTTTATTATGTATAGTACCTTACAGTACTATCATACATTCTACTAATTTTTCGCCTTCTTCACTATTTGATTCTAATGCTACTGCAACCTTGTGTATGCCTTCTTTAACTAGACATCCGTTATCGCCTGCAAATAATAAAGTGCCTTTTTGAACTGCTCCAACTACACGAGTTGGAACACGACCTTTAAGTGCTATAGGTTGACCGTTTTCTAAACTTGAATTCATTAAGTAAGCAGGATCTGTTGATACAATTCCTACCGGAAATGATACTGCACTACATGCTTCTAATTCATGACCTTCATCTGTACATACTGTGACTACTGTGCCTGGAGCAAGTTCTTGATCGGTTGTGTACATCTCTGCTAAGTCAGCATATTCTGCCGAAGTAGCAGTACCTTTAAATTTACCTGTTGACAGTGTTATACCATCTACGTCAAAAACTGTATGTTGTACGTTAGCTAATGTATACACCATATTAGAATTAGAAATAATATTAGTACTGTTAGTGTCGCCGCTAATAATTCTGTCTGAACTAAGACCGCTAATTGCGTTATTAACACCAGCAATTAAAGCGTCAACTTCGCCTGTACTGTAAACACCTAAGTTAGTTCTAGCAGTAGGTGCTGTAGTTGCTCCTGTACCACCACCTGAAATTGCAAGTGTACCTTCGTTTGCAAAATTAAAGTTATTACAGAACAAATTATCAAAGTAACCATCTTTAGTTGTACCAACTTCGTTAACATGTCCAACAAACTTAACGTTAGCTGTAATTGTTTCGCCTGTAATTGTATCATCTGATACAATGCCAGTTTCAGCTGTAATTATTCTAGCAGCAAAGTCACCAAACTGATCTCTAGCAACAAGGTTGCCGCCTTGGTTGTCTGAACCAGCATTAAGTCCAAGAAGTGCTGTTGCACTTTCAGTTGCTGCTCCGTCTTGTATATTGTTTATGTATACGTTAACATAAGGGTCATTGTCATATATTGCAAGACTTTGAACATAGTTACCTGTAGTATCACTTCCTAGTGCTACTTTATTATTTCCAACGGTAATATTTAATGTTACATCTTGAGATCCATCAAATTCTACTGAACCGTCTGCATCTCCTGCTATTGTAAGTGTCATTTTTTCATGCCATCTAGTAGCAGTTGATGACTGTCCGTTTAATCCGCCAATAAATTCATTTGCCCATAAACTTCCGTTTTCGTCTCTAACAGCAACAGTATTAGGAACATTGCTACCTTGATTAGCAACACTTGCAGAACGATTTTCAAATTGATCTGGAGTTCCTGTTGGAACTCTTATTGTTGCTGATCTAGAAGCTAGTCCATTAAATTGTTCTGCAAATAAATGTCCATTACCATCACGTAATGCTAGTTTATTTGCTGTACTTGTTACAGTTGCATTTACATAATCTGTTGTACCGTCTACTTGTACACTATCTGCTTTTGTAACTCGTGCTGTAAGGGCTGCTGTTGCGTCTGCGCTGTTGTATAACGCTGTTCCACGGAATGCTGTACCAAAGATATCACCAACGCTATCTCTTGTAACAATAGCATTGTTTGTATTAGTTCTAGTAGCAATTCTAAAAGTACCGTCACTTAAAAGGTTGTTAGCATTATCTGCAATACCTCTAAAGTTTACAGCATACACTTCATTCCAGCGTAAACTTGAACTACCAATATCTTTACTGTTATCTGTTGCTGGCATTGCGCCATCGGCAGTAAGTGTTAATGGTGTAACTGTGTTACCACTTACATCATCAACTTTAAAGTTTATCTTTCCACCATTAATAGTTGATTTAAGTTCTGCTTCGCCATTTGAAACTCTTAATGTTACTTCATTATTTGGACCAATTAATACACCGTCGTTATCATCAATATTAACTTGAGTTAAAAATATAGGATTAGAACGTTGTACAAATTCTTGTGCAAGTGTTCCGCCTAGTTGTAGTGTATTTGACACTGTACCGTGGAACTGATAGTTTCCACTAGTAACACCATTGTTTGCGTTTTCAGTATTTAAAAGTGTAATACCTTTTTTAATTCTATCAAATCCTGTTATTGGATTTGAATCGTCTAATACAAACTCATCATTACTTACTGTAAAAATTACAACATCGTCTACATACCCTTTTAAAATTTTGTGTTTGTAGGGTGAAGGGTCTGCTTGGCCTGCAAATAAATTATCAAATACTTCAGCATCTTCTACTGCTGTTTTAATTGTTTGATTTCCTCTTGGTCCAATTAGTACAAATGGATCACCTGAAGTTGCGCCGTTGTGTGTATATAACTGACTTGTTACATCATCCCACCATAAATCGCCTTTATTGACGTTTGCTGCTGTAATTGCTGCGCCGGTAGGTTTAGCACCAATGTGAAGGTTTCCAAGGGGAACAAAAACACTCTCATCATTGCCGTCATATGCTTTAATCTTTTTATCAGTTGTATCAAACCATAACTGACCTGCAATAGGTCTAGGTGGTTGATTAGCACCAGCAAAATTCTCTAACAAGTAGATAAAGTTTTCATTTTGAATTTCGCCGTAACCTGCGTAGTTTTTACCTATTAGTTTAAGGTCAGTGGTATTATCAATAGTACCATCTTCAACTACTGCAACGTCTTGATTGCGAGTATTAAATATTGTGTAAGCCATTCGTTACTTCCCCTATTACGATATAGTATTTATCGTATTTCCCTTTTAATTTCGTTACGGTGTTTCACCGTTTGGTCCTGTAGCAGATGCTTGCCATTCATACGTCCCGCCGTTATCGATAACTTTGTAAAAGCGTTTTACGCGAGTTGTTTGTGCCGGTGAGCCGCCATCATCTGCTTTAAGGGTAACATCACCTGAAGTAGTGCCAGTAAATCCAATATCTTGAACTAATTGTTGGTTTGCCGAACCACCATTTGTTGGTGGTGTACCATATGGTTCAATAGTATTAATGTCACTAAAATCTGCACCAATCTTTGTTGTACTAATTGTATTTGATATATCAATATTAGAAACTTGACCTCTAAAAGAAGTAGTATGTACTCTAGCAAATGTATTAAGTCTTTTTTCTGCTGCTGGGTGCAAGAAATCTAAAATATCTATAATTTGTTCATTTAAACTGTTAAATCCAGTTTGTGGCATGTCTGTTACATCAAGTGCAAGTGCAACAGTATTACTTTCCATTTGTGTATCAACGTAATCTTTGTTAGCAGCATCACTTAATGCACCTGTAGTGTAGTTTGTTGTTGCAACACCAGTAATTTTAACATCATTACCAGCATTAGTAACAGTTATAGTGTCTGCACTATCTATACGCAATCCATCTATCGGTGCTTGTATCGTAGGTAATGTTGCTCCGTATGCTGTAACTTCGTCAATTAAAATTCTAGTAGTACCTGGCTCACCAACTCTTACTCTATCTAAAATACCAACGTCTCTTAATCCTGATGCTACTTCAATGTTTACACCTAATTCAAAATATGTATCAGGTGCAGATGTTTGTTCTATCATCACTCTTGGATTATTAGAAACTCTATCTATAATCTTAAATGCTTTATCTTCAGCAAGTGCAAAGTTTTCACTTGATTCCCATTGATCATCGTAAGCGTTATTGATCCATTTTAAATACTTGTCATATTCATTAGATACAGCAGGAGTACCTTTAATAATAACACCGGCGCCGTTAGCAGTAACATCAGATCTTTGTACAGCTGAAGCTACATATGCTTCTGTACCAATAGGTTCTTCTCTTAACAAAATTCCTGCTGATGCTGCTGTTAATCTATTTGATAAACCTTCACTAAAGGATCCACTAACTGGTTCTAAATATAGTGTTAGTAAATCATCTGATATAGATTTAAATCTACCTTGTGCATTAGTATTTGATTCTGTAATTAATTCATTCTCTGTTAACAATGCTGCAATAGTAGCATTCATTGGACTGTTTAAGGTAATTACAGTATCAGCATGTCCTAATTCAAGATTATAATCATCAACAGTTAGTGTTGAAGTTTCAAGTACTGTTTGGTTACCTTCAACTGTTAAGTTTCCTCGAATAATAGTATCGCCGTTTACATCTAGTGTTGCTCTAGGAACAGAGCCTAAATCCATATTAATACCAGCACGTCTATTATTTGAAGTTAATACAAAAGCATCATATTCTGAATCGCCTAACATATTAACTCTAAACTTATCATCTTTACCTGTAAGTATTATAGAAGTTACTTCGTCAGTTGCTTGAAATCTTGCTTCTCCTGTTCTACCTATAGTTAAACCATTTGAGTTTTGAATAAAAATTGTACCTGTTGTAGTACTATTTGCATCTGAGAACAAAAATTGCGATGCAGATTTTCTAATTCTGTTTCCGTTACTGTCAAGGTCATTTGTAATAAGTGATTCTGCTGCATTTGAAACTCCGTAAAATACAAAGTTATCAGAATCAATAATGTTATAGCCTTTTAAAATTCTTCCAGTAATACGTAATCTTGATTGTTCTGATAATGATGGTTCAAAGTTTATATTACTTAATAGTGCAACAGGAGTATTTGCAATTAAAAGTTTTACTACTGTTCTGTCTTGACCATCTTTACCTCTAACTGTATCTACTACATAACCACTAGTTCCTTGGGCATCTGTATATGCAGGACCTACTAGTATAGGATCACCTGTGCCATCATAAAAGTGTAACTGGTTTGTAGAGTTATTGATCCAAATATCACCTGCAACCATATCTGGTTGAGTATTACTTATAATAGGACCACTTGCTTTAAAACCACTTCCGTCATAAACTTTAAGTCTTGCTTCAGATCTATCATACCATACTTGTCCAACAATTGGCGTTGCTGGAGGCGAAGTGCTTGCAAAGTTTTCTAATAACTTAATAAGATTCTCGTTGAATGCTTCTCCAAATCCAACGTAGTTTCTACCTATAAGAGTTAAATCGCAGGAAGTAGTATCTATTTGACCGTCTACTAATTCTGTTAGTAGTGTTCCGTCGGTTTTGTTAAGTTTGTAAGCCATTTATTTTATTCCCCTGCATAAATTAGATAGTTAAGTGTTAAAAATGGGCTTAGTGTATCAAATGCTTGCCCTATAGTTTCTTGTGACGATACACCACCAGTACCTGCATACAATGCACCAGTACCAGTACCTACTAAATCTTGTTTCTCAACTGTGCCACCTTGACCTAAGTTAGCAACTGTTGATGTATCACTAAATGCATAGAATTGCGATCCGTCGCCGCCGTCCATATCATTTATCATATCGTGTTCGTGTTCTGGAAGATTAGTTAATTCAAGTGATACTTGTTCTACGCCGCCGTTGCCGCCAATAGCATCTGCAGAGTCGTTAATAATTCGTTGTGCGTTTCCAGCTTCTCCCATAATATCTGCACCTAATGGGAATCTGCCGCGCATATCTGGTACAGCAAAATATTTTTCTGGATCAAATCCTGCTTGTTGTACTAAACTCTTTGATAAAAATGACCACTGTATAAGACTGTGCAAATCTGCATATTCTGCAATTAAGTATATGCCGCCATCACAAACTAACCAACCGTCGGGTATTGGAATTTCAATATCATTAATAATACCTGCATATGGTATAACTGTACCTACTGGCACAATCGCCTTAACTCCTGCAAGTATTCTAGACCTTGGCATTTTAAACACGCCTTCAGGTTTGTTAACTAAAAATTCGTCATTGTCTTCCGAAGGAACAGGTTTAGCATTTACGCCAGCACCAATAACATCTGGTCTGTTAGCAATAAAGTTGTTACTAACCGCCGTAGTAAATGTTACTGTTCCTTGTTGTCCGTCAAAACTGACATTGTTAGCAGTAACATCGCCTGTTACTTGGAAAACTGTAGGAGACGATAATCTATCTGCTTGTCCAGATCTTCCTGAAACTGAACCTTGTACTTCGCCTCGTAGACTTCCAATAAATTCTGTAGCATACATTGCTGAGAAAACTCTAGTTGGAGTACCAATAGTTCTTAAGTTATTTTCATCTGGAACAATAGCAGCATTATATGTATTTCTTAAAGCATCAACACCAAACTCCGACAAGTCTATACTTGTTAAAGGTATTGAATCAGGTGCTCTACCTACTGTTAACGGACCTTGGATTTTAGCTTGTCCACCAACAGATAAGTTCTTAGCAATGCCTGCACCACCAGTAGTTATAATACTACCACTATTAACAGTTCCGCTGTCTAATAAACTTGTTACTTTAATTTGTTCGTCTGATTGAATAATACCCGATACATCTAATTCTTGTTCTGGTCCTGACTTGTTAATACCAACTTTTCTAGAACTGTCTACTGTTAATACAGCTTCTAGTATAGGATTTTCATCAACTAATTGTGTGCCTGGGTTCATTCTAATTTGTAAATTAGAACCTGGTATAGCATGAGATATGACGCCGCCAAAACCATCTATTGTTAGTTTTAATTCTGAAGTTTCACCTATTGACAATCCTTCTGGATTTTTAATTGCTATAGGATAGTTTATAAGGTTAATTGCGTCTTTACGCATAACATTAGCAGCAGTAATTAATATATCTTGAGCTGTTGTTACTCCTGGTATAACTAACCCTAATGCTTTTTCTGAAATACCATTAAATTGTGATACGCCATCGCCTGCTATATTTGCTGCTGATAGATTAATTCCTGGACGTATTCCGCCTTCAAATCCTTCAATTGTTGCTTTTGGACTAAATGCTTCACTTGAAATAATAGCAACAGGTTTTCCTTTTGCTTCAATGAATACAACATCATATTCGTTGTTATCAATAGCAACAATTTTATCTGGTCTAGAACCAGTAGCAAGTCCTTCTGCAAATTGTGGACCTACAAGCAACCATCCAGAACCAGCAAATAAGTATAATTGTTGGTTATCTGTATCAACCCAAAGATCACCAATAACTGAATTTTCTGCATCTGGAGCAATATTTGCTTTTTTGAGTCCGCCAGCTGCTACCCATGTACTACCATCCCATAGTTTTAATTGGTCAACACCCGGACTATTGTCATACCATAACTGCCCTTCTACTGGACTTGATGGCTGTGTTGCATTTGCAAAATTTTCTAATAGATGTAAAAAGTTTTCTGCAATACTAGAACCATAAGCAGTAGTATTACGTCCTGGCAACTTTAAAGAAGTTTCTTGGTTAATAGTATTATCTTCAATGACAATACTGCCTTTATTAACAAAGTCTGAATATCTAATTTCGTATGCCATTTATTACACCTCGTTAAAACCTGTTAAACTTTGAACCCTTACAGTGTAATCTATTTGAATAAGTCTATTCAATGATTTTTGAACTGGATGGAAGATAACATGTGTTAATAGCCTACCGTCTGCACCATTTGGACCTGCACTAACAAGTCCTAGTTCGTCAAATACATAAAGATTTTCTGTGTTTGTAGTAGTATCAAACGCATCTTGTCCGCTAGGTTCACCATAGTCTAGCAAACAACTAACAAGTATGTCTGTATAATTTGTACCACTTACGTGTCTTGTTTCAATTTTGTTTCTTACTGGATCAGTATTATTTCCTGCTTGATCGTCAACGACTTTAGCAAATGTTTGATTATACAAACTTGCATTTGTTCCTGTGCTATTTGGAGTCAAGTATGTAATAATACCTGTCGGATCAACTGACGTTCCTCCGTTTCCAAACGCCATTTTGTATATTGGACCTTGTCCAGAATTGGCTAGTGATTCTGCTAACGCTAAACTCATATTTTCATAATGAATAGCGTTACGTTTGTCAATAAGAATTTCTCCACTCTCAGGATCATGGATTTTAATATGTCCTTGGAGTAGTACTCCGTTTAAATCTTTAAATGTATCTGTCATTTTATCTTCCTGCTAGTGTATTTATTTAGGTAAGTCAGTTGTTGCTCCACGTATGAAATCTGCAATAGCATTATCTGCATATCTCAATTGTTCTCCAGGTAATTGCCATGTTTTTCCTAGTTTTCTAACAACTAAAACCCTAGTTGCTTCTATTGGTTTCTCTGCAAGAGTAACTATAGCAGTATTATTTTCAATTGATAGTGTAAATTCTGGCTCTAATGTAATATCACCTTCTGGACTATCAGCATCAATAATGTTTGTTATTAAGTTACCTTCGCTATCTATTTCTTGGAACTGGTAAGCTGATATTGAATTTTTGCGTAATCTTCTACCTGCAACAAAAATTTCAAATTCGTCAACACCTTTTGTAGGTATCCAATCAAGTGTAAGTTGCGTTGATTCATCATCAAGTGCAATTAAGCTCACCATTTCATCTCTATAAGGAATAGTCTCTGAAGTACTTTGATCCATTAATTCTGTACCAACTTCGTATACATCTTTAGGACCTGTTCCTAGTGTTCCTCTCCTTAACTGTGATAGAACATTATCTTCTACTTTGAAGTATTCAATTCTTTCACCTTCAACAAATAACACACCAGGAATATTAAGTTCCGTACTCGGCTGTGTTATTCCGGTTGCATCTGTCAAAGTTATCTTTTCGTCTGTAATGTGTAACGGCTCTCTAAGAATATAAACATTATTTTTGTTTAATCTCTTATAATGAGTTCTGTTTAACATATCCTTAAACATCCTAAACCCAAATTTTTCAGTTGCTTTATCAGCTGCAAAATGAATAACTTGTATTACATCATTTTCTTTAACGGGTCTATCTATTTGTACGTAATTATCCATTTTAACTAATCTATAATCTACGCTTGATGTTAACATTTCTCCGTTTAGCAATACCCACACATATGCTATATCTAAAGCTGGAACTCTTAGTTGTACTAAACCTCTAGTTAATCTATTAAATTCATAGTAATCATCTGTTCCAACAGTTAATGTAGATCTAGTTACATTAACTTTAGTTTCCATTTGTATATCTTGTATATCGTGTTTGTTAAATTTATAAACATCTATAGTAGCATTTTCAGCCGGAGTATCTTTTAGAATTAAACTATCTCCTGCTTCGATAAATTCTATTGCAGAAATATTATCAGCCGATGCTTGGCTAGTTAGTCCTTTTACAGGAATAGTATCATCAAGATCAATTGCTTGTACAAGTCCTGATACTGTGCCAACTAACACAAGATTTCCTGTTCCTGTAGAATAAGATTTAACTGTTGCTGTATAAACAGTACTATCTCCTGTTCCAATTTCAACAGTTTCCCCAGGTTCAAATGTACCAATTGCATTTGGAACAGTTATTAAAGTATTTCTATTAAAGTCATATTCGCCAGATTCTGGAATAACAATTTCTAAATCATCGCCAACTTCTCCAACGTTATCAAACAATGTTACTGAAGAGTCACTATAGTTCCAACGATAGTCTTGTAATAATGCTAATTTTTCACCGTTTAGATAGACTATAACTGAATCAGGACTTAAACTACCTGTTGCATATTGTGATCTATCTAACACATATTCTCTAGAAGTACTAATATACCAATGTTGTGTATATCCTGGATAAAGAATTTTATTATCAACCTTAACAATAATGTTATGACTTAAAGGAAGTCTAGTTGACGGCTCTGGAGTTAATTCAAATTCAACTGTACTACCGTCGCCTATAAATCTATCTACAAGGACTTCGCTATATCTTTGTATTGTAGCATCTTCGTTAGTGTCAAATAACGAGTAATATATAAATGCATTTTCTTCAGGAGCAACTACAAACTGCATTGCGGTATAGCCTTGTAAATCTCCGTATGTTTCGTCGGCTTCAAACAGAGTAACTTGTGCTTTTTTACCATCTACAGTAATATAATATTGCTGATTTGGATTATAAAGTGCGCTAGAAACAAAAATTTGTGTTGTTCCGTCCCCAGTAAATGAGTCTATATCAATAATTCTTTCACCATTACCTGCCATTGAAGAAATGTTTACTTTATCTCCTTGTGATAGAGCCGTTGTTAAAGTAACAACCTTGTCAGAATAATTTATTTCATACTCTTCGGAGCTCATTAGCACACCATTAACTTTAACAAATAACGAATCTATATTATGTGGTAAAATACTTAAATCAAAAGTAGTTTGTCCGCTAGTAGCAGTATAATTTCTAGTGCTTATTAAACTGCCGCCATCTGCTGCACGATCATAAACTTTTAAATCAAGTGTATCGTGTAACTGTCCTGGAATAAGTTCTTCAGGACCTTTGCTTGTAGTAGGTGTAACAAATCCGTCACCGTCAAGTGTAATATCACCTGCTGCTAAACCTGTAGCAGTTCCATATGCTAAATTACCACCTTGTATTATTGAGTCAAATCCAACACCTTCGGGTAAGAAACTTCCATCTGATGTAGATTTTCTAATAACAATAACTTGGTCTTTAGGAGGATTATTAATACTTGTAGTGTAGTATTCTTCAAATTCTTCTATGTTTTCTATACTTACAATATACTCGCCATTAACAACTTCATAATTTGAACTTTCTGTTGTAATAGTTCTCATTATTGCGTTAGGATTTCCTAGTGCAAGTACTGTAACTCCATCATCGGCAAGATAAGTTTTAGAACTTCCATCCCAATTAGGATCATCAATGCGTATACCGTTAATGTACACATTGTATTCAACACCATCTTCAAGAGGTTTACTTAACGAAAACTTAGTTGTGCTGCCATCTGAATAGAATGTTTCGTCATCAAAGTTTGTATCGTATGAATCCCAAGAAGTTGTATACCATTCTTTAGTATCCCAACCTAAATCTTGTCCAAACTCAAATGATCTAACTTCTACACCACCATAGTCAACACCGTCCATTAGCTGTCCAAGATCATTTCCTTGTTGTCCTTCTGCTGGATTATAAAATAATCTAATTCTGTCAGCAGCAGTAAGCATACTAATGTCTTTATTATATTGTACAGTTATAGTAACACCGTTAAGAGCTGCTTGTTCTAGTATAATAGTACCTTTTGCATGTATGTGTGTTTTATCGTTTGAGAAAACGTTTATATTTTTGTAAGTATATTCGCTACTTAATGCTTCAGTACCATTAAAGAATACTTTAACATTTGCTCTAGTAAGATCCATAGGGTATTTTAGTCTTAACACAAGCTCAGTACCACTGCTTACAAATGATTCAGTTTCTTCTAACACAAAAATTTCATAATTAGGAGAAACCCTATCAAACTTTTGTTGTAAAGTTAAACTTCTTACTTTTTTATTACCAAGTACTACCGAAACTTTAGGAAGTGAGCCGCCGTCGGCTACAGTACCAATTACAGTTATATTTGGAACACTAGTGTATCCTGTGCCAGGACTTGTTACTACAATAGACTGAATACTACCACTACCAACATACGCTGTTGCTTTGGCTCCTGATCCGCCACCTCCACTAATTACTATTTGAGGTGCTTCAACATAACCTGATCCGCCGTCTTCAATTATAATTTCTTGCACCGAATATGTAAAGTTATCAATCCAGTGTTTTTGTGGATAAACAGTAACATCAAAGTTTATTCCTGATAACACACCGTTATTAATTTGTACTTGTGGAGAAACAATTTCTCCAATTTCTGGATCATAGAACGGAGATAGTTCAAAATCTGTTATTACACTTTGAGTGTTGTCAGTTTTGTCGTATGCTGACAAATATTCTCTAATTTTAGTCTTGTAAGGTTTAACTTCTTCAATATATGCTTCAAAGCTAGGTAAACTATCATTGTTAAATGTTGTTTTCTCAATAAGCTCTCCAACGTTGTGTTTTGCTTTAATAAAACTGGTTTTAAATGCCCAATCTACATAGTTTTGTTCAGTATGTACATAGCGTAAACTTGCAAAGAATAACTGATTATATTCAGAAGCTAGTTCGTCAACAAACAAGTCATCTCTTATAGTTTCAAGTATCTTTCTAAGTTCTGTATCGCCGCCTTCTTGAGTATACAGTGTAGGTAAAAACTCTATTGTGCCTCTTTGTCTACCAACAGTTCTATATCCCGAAGTGTAATCAGGAGTATCAACGTTAACAATTTTTTCAAGTAAAATCCATCCACCTTCGCCAACATTTGATATTTTAACAATATCACCAATACTATCATTAATAATGTTTAACTGGTAATAGTCATCTATTAAGAAATCAACAGATGTAAGTTCAGAATAGCCATCTTCGTACCAATCTTTATACTGCCAATATTGCGAAACATTATAATATTGCTGACGAACTATATTCCAAGTTCTTGTAGTGCTATTCCAAGCATACAATGACCAGGCACCGCCTATAGTACTATCCGCTCTTACAAGCGCAGTAAGAGGTCTTATAGTAAGCGTTATATCATTAGTGTAGTTTGACCCGCCATTTACAATAGTAACGCTTGTAATCATGCCTAAATTGTTTAATACTGGTACTAGCTCTAAACCTTCTCCAGTTCCAGTTATTTCAATCTTAGGTGGATATTTGTATCCTCTACCTCTATTAATAACATCTATCTTAGTCACAACTCCGTCAACAACAGTTGCTTGTATTTGTGCTTGTTCTGCACGTACTGTACCAATAAATCTTAATTCTTCATCAGTGTCAACAGCAGTGTCATATAATCCTGTTAATGTTGATGGTGCTTTTTCTGCATCAAATAGCTTTGCAAGATTTAAATTATCTGTAGCTAACTCTTTTGCTAATACTCTATTAACTCTTTCAATAAACTGCTTTAGTGCTTCCTGTCTATCAACAAACCAACTTTGTCTTGGTCTATTCATATTTCCATATTTTTGCTTTACACTTAATGCAGGATCTGGAACAGGTCTATGGAATTTATCTGATCCTATTAAACTATCAAACCATTTATCTTCTATTACTTTCTTAGGACGGCTTGTTTCAAATCCGTCTGTAATAATTTGATATTCTGTATGGATGTTATTATCTTGATTATCTATAGTCCAATAACGGAAATTTATTGCAACGTCTTTGTCTTTTAAATAACCGTTAGAATTATAAAGAACAAATTTATTATCGCCTAAAATAGTAACAAATTTTAATTGCTGTCCTTGAGGATCTAATATAATATTCTGTACATCAAATCCAGTTTTTGATCTTCCTTCTACTTGTGGTAGTATTGTGGTTCCTTTTGCCCAAAAATAATATTTTACTACAAATGATTGCGAGATAGAATCGTATATGTCTTTTACAACATATCTAGTATCTCCGTATTTAGAAACACCACTTATTCCTAAAGCAATACCTCTATTTGTACCGGCTAAGTTATCCCAAGCCGAAGGAAGAATATTTGATTCAACCCATTCGTAAATATCTACTGACGAACCTTCAGCAAATGTATTCCAATGATTTTGTGCATAAGTTATACTACCTTGATGATAATCAACATACTTAACTGTACTTAAATCCCACCATAGTTTACCAACATGTTCACTGCCCCAAGAAACATATTGTTCTTTATCATGTGCATATCCTATATTATAAGATGCTGGGTCATAGTAAGTTTTATAAGATAGTTCTTGTTCTGCTAATCCGGGAATTTTTCCTTGTATTGGATCTAATATGTCAAGCCTAGTGAGCATTTTGTTTTCACTAGTGTCATATAAGAAACTTCCTCTAAATTTTGAAATATCAGCTGGATCAACTGGCTCTCTAAATACTTCCCAAATTTTACTTTCATTAAACTTATTGTAAACTGCTACTTTTCCAACTAGGTTATCTTGTACCAAACTTCCTGGCAAACCTACTAAAATTGAATTGTTTTTAACAACTATATTCTTACCAAAATCTTTAACTCTGAAGTCAGGATATTTTAAACGTTGTCCAAATACTAGAGTATCATTTACATTTTCATACAAGTAAACTATACCACTATCGTTTAGTTTTTTAACATATGTAGTAAATCCATTGTCAAATGTAGTTTCTCCAATTGACAAATTACTATTAGGATTATTTACAAACTTACTATTAAACTCTGTTAAAGAATTTGTATTTCTTTCTGAATACCTATCAAATGTTGTATCGAGTATAATATCACTTGCTTCTCCTGCTACTATTAATTGGTTGCCGTCAAAACTTAAATTAAGTCCAAAGCCTTCAACTAGCTCTGCATTAGGACTGTGTAAAGTTTGCTGTAGTTGATATACTCCGGAAACATTTTTATAAACAAATACTTTTCCTTGGAATGCTTCATTATCATCTGATTTATATGCTCCAACAACAATCAAGTTACCATTATCAGAAACTGCAATACTATCACCAAAATTCTTTGAATCTGCCGGGGCATCAAACTCCGCTGCAAATTCAAAATGCATATCTTTTAGTCTATAAATTATTAACTTATCGCCAGTTTCATATCTTGCAATAGTTGCTAGTACTCTGCCATTATCACTTATATCAAATTGATCGCCAAATGCTGTTGTATCTAAATTTGAAATACTAGAATCGTCACCAATAATAGTAATTCCTGAAGTATTAGGCAAATAGCCAACATAGTCTATATGATCTCCTAACACTCTCCATTTAGTACTATCAAACTCTTCAGCTTGCATTGTTGTTAATGCTTTATAAAATACTTCATTATAGATAACAATTTGATCTTGATAATAAGAGCTTGTATTAGAATAAACACCTTTGAAGTTTGGATCTCTTCCTAGTGACCAATTAAATGTTCCATAGTCGCTTGTTCCATTAAGAACAAAATATAATCTACCTCTACCATCTGCACTAACTTCTTGTTTTGTATCGTTAGTATGTGTTTCATTAGAATTGATAATAATTTTATAAAAATTATTGTTTTGAATAATTTTAACATGTCTAGCAAGGAATCTGTTAGATTCTCTGTTAGGTAAAATATAACCATTTACTAAATCATAATTGTATGTTTCTGTATTGTATTCGTAAACAAAGTATGCACCTTCATTAACAAAAGAGCTTGCATTTCTTTGCACATTAATTGGAATATTATCAACTTCAAACCAGTCATTATTTTCTGTACTTGGTTCAATAGCATTACGTGGAAGTCCTGGTTTACGCTCTTCAACCCAAGTATGATATTCTATTCCAGAAATAAATTTAACTTCATAATCTGCAATTTCGTCTGAAGTAGATGTAATAGCATATGTCAGTGTAGGTGGAATTTCTCTAGGTATAGGAGTTCCATTTTCATCAAATTGACCAAATACTGCTAGTTTACCTATATCGTCGTCGGCAAGTTGTCTTGATTCAGTTGTACCAAATCTAGAAAGTTGTACTCCGACTTGCTTGTACAAGAACATAGACGTCGGTGCTAACCCCGGGAAGTATCTATCACCAAAACTAAATGTACCTGATACATTTTTAACATACACTCTTCCCTTGTCAAGATCTCTTTGAACATATGCAACTTCTGCTGTTGCTCCAGAAATGCCTTCTCTAATAACATCACCAGGCACTAAAGGAATTTCAGCAAATACATCATAATCAATGTATCCATCCCATAAATCTAAAGGAACTCTTGTTTCGTTTATAATACTGTAAGGATCTGTCCCAAAACCTCTATCCGATAAGTCTGGCAATGTTCCGTCAACACCGGGTATATCGTTTAACCAAACACCAACATAAGGATCTGGTTTTGTTGCATCAGAAAACGCAGTTGTTGCTTTGTCAGAAACATTTTTAGGCAATCTAACTACCCAACGATGATCTAATACATCTATTTCTGTAACACTGCCGCCAACGCCTTGACTTTTATGACTTAGTACACGTATTAAGTCTGTTTCTTTTTGGAACGGTAGACCTGTAGCAGCAATAATTGTAACTGGAACATCTAAGGCATTTTGAATAGTGCTCTTATAAGGTAATCTAGCTGTACTTTCGGTATATCCGTTAACTAAATCAGTTGCACTATTATTTTTAACATCAACTAACACTAGACCATCAGCAGGTTCAATTAGTGGTGCATCAACTATTTGATAATCTTTAGGTGTAATAGGTGTAGGTAACGCTATTTCCCAATACCCGCCTAAGACTGAACTTCTATCTACACTATCATGCAATGGTCTAGTATAGGTTCCAATTCGGAATTGGTCATTAATAAACAATTCTCCAGTTTCACTGAAAATACCGTTTTTATTGTTAGCATAGATAATTAATCTTCCTAATTCGTTGCGGACATAAACTACATCAGCATTACCTGTTGTTGTAGTAACTCTATCTCCTTGTGATACACTAGGAATGTTTATAGGATCAACAACATAAAATACATCTGTAATTTTTCTTCTAACTGTATGAACAGTTGTTGTTAAGAAAGATTTGTTTATTACATCAGAATAAAGATCATCAAAAATCTTATTAATTTTTCTTATGTATCCGTTAAATCTAGTTGGATCTGAAGAACCAGTAAATAATCCAGATGTTGGATTACCGTTAACTCTATTAGTAAGCTCTTCATTATTATAAAGTTCAACTAACTGACTAGTTATAACTTTAACATAATATCGTTTGTTTTCAAATCCTTTAACACCGTATTGTCTTATAGTATCATAAGGAACGTTTACATCACTATTGTCAAATAGGTCATTACCTGTAAATGGTCTAAATAAGAATCCGTCATTTGGGAAATCAGTAAATATTACTTCGTCACCATCTGAAAATCCATGATCAGTTGCTGTTGTAATTTCTACAGGATTTGCCAAATTAATATTTGTTATAGCAACTTCCGATATAGGATTGTAATTGTAACTAATATCGTTCCAATCAAAGTATACGCTATCACCTACATTACTACCTTCAAACGCAGCAGCCGGTGCTCTAACTAATATATGATCGATTGAAACATCTCTTAGCGGAGAGTCTCCTAATGCAATTAAAGGTACATCGTCATAGGAGTTATAGATTTTATGTAATTCTGATCTCCAACTACTAGCACTACCAAATGTACCAAAAACAACATTATCGGATCTACCTCTAACTGTTCTTCTTGATTTAAACAAATTACCTTTATGTTGTACAATAGCACCTAATTTATAATCTGTATTAAAGTTAAATTCTTCTTTATATGCTGTTTTTACATTGCTTGCATTTGGAGCTCCAACAACTAAGAACTTACCATCAGGACTTATAGAAACCGATTCTCCAAACTTACTTCCGCCTGACGAAAAGTTTAGTGTTGGTTCTATAACTTGTTTAAATTGTAGTGTTCCGTGAGCTGTGCTGCCGTCTTGCACTCTTTCATATATAAAGACTTTTCCATCTCCATCTTCAGGAGAACCTACTGCAACTAAAGTATTATCATCATTAGTAAATATACTTTTACCAAATGAGTAATTTGAATTTGTAGGATTTATTAAATCTTCGTCAAAGTTAAATGAGTTACCTGCTTTAAGTACTGCCCATTTTCCATTACCGTCAGTTGTTTGGCTATCAACCCATAGTAACTCGTTAAACCCTATGTCGTTTTCTGCATATGAATTTGCTTCTTCAAGATTTGCTACTCTGTTAGAAACAAACGTTGTTAGGATTCCTGTGAGTTCTGTTAGTTCATTGCTTAGTGTTACATCTTCAGGTAGTTCAATAGTTATTCTGTTCAGTGCAACTTCTGTTACTTTAAACAGTCCGTTAATTTCTTCTCCAGTTTCATATAAACCTATAATATCTCCAACTTTAACAGAAGTTAATCTGTCTAAAACAACAACTACAGATGTGCTACTTTCTGTACTAATAAGAGATGTAACTCTGCAAGGAGTGTCAACATATCTATAAACATTCCAAGAATCTTTTTCAAATGTTACCCAGATATAATCACCTTCAGTTAACACTGTATGATCCAAAGTTAATATATCATCAAATGTTTTCACTGTATATTGAACATCATCTTCTCTAACAAATCCAGCTGTTTTTAAAGGAGTATCCGGTGTATATCTTACTGGGAAAGGATTGCTTGTATAATTAACAGGCGAAACGTAAATATCACTTGGAGTTTGTCTATAAATTAAATCTGTAACATCCTCTGGAATAGTATTAGTTAGTAGAATTGGTTGCGGACTTAATCTAAACTTTTCTTCGTCTAACAAAAATTCAATTTCATCAAATCCGTCAGCTGCTCCATATTGGCCTACTCTAACAGCCCATTCTTCATAAAACTCTAAACTTTCCTTATCGGCTGCGCCAAGTGCGTCAAACAATTTAGTTAATACATTACGAGTGCCTTTATCAGCAATCATTCCTTGATAGAACTTGTATTGACTAACATCGTCGTTAATAATATTTGCTAGATAATCTCTTTTTTGGTAACCAATTAAATGTTGTGCAATTTCTTGTTGGTTAATATCAAAGTTATCAGTATCTAAATCATAAAAATCAGCAAATTGATTAGTTTTATATTCAATGTTAGAAATAAGTCTGCTTTCTGGTTTTTCGTCTAGTCTATACCATTGGCTATTAACAAATGTTTCACTACCTGTAATTTTAGTAGTAGCAGTATAATAAAACTCTTTATACTTAACAGTTTCGCCAATTGCATAATCTTTCCAAGATTGCCATTCTGTTACTGTAGCATTATCATATAAAAATCCTGGAATGTTATATCCGCCTGCCCAGTCAGCAGTTCTGTAACCTAGTACACGAATACGCTCTTGTCTATATCCTGGTGCTAAATCATATATAACATCTTTAAATACTGTTTCATTATCAAGTACAATAGCATGTTCTTTTTGAACTAATGGTAATTTTACAGCATATATTCCGTCTGCTGTATTTTTTGTAGTAAGAACAAAACTATTATCATTGGTTCTTAAAATATTACAAAATTCTTTTCTTAGTTTTGTGCCGTCTGCTTTTACTAACCCGTAATCATAAAAAGTATCAAATATATCGTCTACTACTGCATACTCTGATTTAAATTCAATTCGCTGTGCACCTGGACTAAGAGTTATTAATGCTCCACTATCCCAGGCTTGAGTTGTCCAGAACATAAATTCTTTTGCACTTAATTTCCAGTTTTCAATAGTTTCTAAATTAGGATTATGATTGTTAAAAACAAATCCTGAATCAATTAAGTATTCACTATATCCTAGTATAAAGTCAACAACTTCCTGTGTAGTTCTTAATAATGTTCCGTATGGTAACTCTTGTGGAAATACTTTATCAAACTTAGTTCTAAATATAGCAGATCTGCCGCCTTCGGTTGGCAATGAAGGAAGTTTTGAAAACTTAGTTTGGTCAAATATGCTGGTACTAGTGTGTGCTGTAGTACATCTATAATAAGTTACTTCAAACTTTACAATAGTATCTACAACATAACGTTTATTTTGATCCCATTCTACGAATCCTGCACTTACTCCTCCTACATTAACTAGAGGATCTTTTTCATTTTCTTGATGTTTATAATATCTAAAAGACGGACTAGGTATATCATACCCTCTAATAATATATCCACTAGTTGCTTTTTCAATTACAACACCACTATATGTAACAACATCAATAGGACTACTTGTTTGCAATGTTACTTGATAGTTTTCTGGCGGTATGAAAACGTTTCCTTGGTTTAAAGGAGTTCTACTATCAAGTATTAGATTAAATTTAGTTTTGTCTGTAAAACCGCCAACCTTAAATGCTATCTGATTAGTTACACTTTTAAGATTTGTTTGATAATCTTCATAATTAGATAAAACATTACTCGATAGATAATTTGCAATAAAATTAACAAATCCCGAAGTATATATTCTATTTGTATCATCAGACACTGTCGAGTTATTAGGGAATTTTAAATCTTCTAAGGTTATTCTTTTTTGTGTATCACTATATACTAGTTGATTAGCATTATTACGTGTTATTCTTAATCTATCAAAACCTAAACCAATTATTTTTGTTGGTTGGTTTAGTATCCATGATTTCATTAATGCAAATGGATATTCTGAACTTTTTCTCCAGGCTGTTTCAACTGGTGCTTCGTCGCCAAAAACAAACGTAGCTTTTGAAAGTGCTGCAACAAAGTTTTTAGCGTAACCACTATCTAATGGACTTAATAAATTTCCACCAGTATCTACAGGAATATGATTTATTAAACCAGGACGCTTATATTGATCTTTAATAATTTTTGATACCCCTGGTTGGGCAATTATACCTTTTTCTAAATCTTCCCATAATAACAAGTTGTTACTAGTATACGGAGCTGGACCATAAACTTCTTCCCACCACGAAGGCTTAATAGTTAAACCTAACATTTCCCAAGGATGTGTATGTGGTCTATCAGTGTCGTATGCTTGTTTATAAACAGATCTCCAATAGCCAGGTAAACTTGTTCCGTTAGGAGATTTCATTGAGCTGTAGTTATATGTAAATCTATTATCTCTTTGATAAAAACTAAAATCAGTATAATCAACATCATCAATATTTGTTAACCAAGAAGCAAAGTCTTTTAAAAGAACGTTATCGATACTGTCTTTTAAAATATTTGTATCTCTATATTCACCACCTACAAATGTATGAATATCAAGTATACTAGGATCGTAAGAGACTTTTAAGTTATTAAAAATTCTTTTTTCAAGTTCAAGCAATAGATCATCTCTAAAATCGCCAAATGCTTTTACTATTGATCCGTCGTGTCCTTGTATTACTTCAGTTGGTTCTAGGTATGTGTTATCTATAAACTTTGTAGGAATAAATTTAGGATACAACCCTAATTTTGTAGGAGTAGGCGGAACATAAGATCCGTCTGTAGTTTCATACTCGTAAATTGTAATCTTTTGTCCTGCTACAGTTTCTGCCGTTATTTCACAAAATCCATCAGCATTAAAAGTATAGTCTCTTCCATAAATTAATTGAATATCGTCTAGATATACAGTTACCGCTTTAACGCCCGGTTGTGTATTATCAAATACTTCGTTTAGAGCATAATAAATGTTTCCTGGAATGGCATCGTATTCGGTTACTCTAGATCCGCCTATTGGAATCATATCGGAAAAATAAAACGGAAGCGTTGTAGTTTTATTTTGGTTTATTTCTTTAAAAATTAAATCAACGTGTGCTTTTGGAGATCCGTCAAACCCCAAACCAAGTGCTGTTTGTAAAAATAATCTTTTAAACTTTGCATACTCTCGTCTGTTAAAATCAACTGCTTTAATTATATTTGCATTTTTATCTGTAATATGATATAGTGATAGATTTACTAGTCCCGTGTGCTGTACAAATTTTCTACCATAACTTGAAAGATTGCCTATATCTCTTAAATTGCCGGCACCTGGGTGAACGCCGTAAAACTCTTCGGCTTCTTGTACAATTGAAGTAACATGATCGTTTACTTCACCTAATGTAAATTCTACAATATCACTATTAAGCGGATTTCTTTCTGCATTTAAAGGTAATTCGTATACACCATTCTCGTTCTTTGTTACAGCAGATCTACAATATAAAACAACAATGTCGTTAGCTGACAGAGGTTGAGTAAACTCAACTACAGCATTGGATCCAGTTTTGTCAATGGTAAAATCAATATTTTCAAATTTTAAATCATTATTAATAGTGACTCGAATTGTTAAAAAATCTACTGTAGAACTATTGTCATAAACATCTACTGTAAATCTTGTTTGATTTTCTTCTGCTACATACTGTCTTAAAACTCGTTGAGCACTTTCTGTGTTTGCTTTAATCCAACCATTCTGAACTTCGTACTCAGTTCTTGATTTATACTTAAAAACAGAACTAGCATCTGTACGAATAGTTTCTGATAACAAAGAATCATTTGTAAATGTAATATCTTGGTTTACAAGATCAAAGTCAAATACTACATCACCAATATTTTCAATACTTCTATATGATAATGGAAAACCTAATTGACTATCGTTAGTGCCTGTGCCTTCTCTATAAGAAAATATTTTATTTCCAGTAAAATCACTATTTGGATACACAGAAGTATCACTATAACTAAAACCGTTATTGTCAAATAAATCAAACAATGGTGGTTGATTTATTTTTGTTTTTTCTTGTGTTAGGTGCCACTTAGTTCCATCATAGTAGAACATACGACCTTGATACTCTACTCCATTAAGAGATAGTACTGTTTCATTTTCTAACGGTTCTGAATCTTCTTCTGCAATTAAACTAATCTGTCTAATGCCTCGTTGAGTAATAAATTTTACTTTATATATTTTTCCAGATTCTCTAATATCTTCTTCAGCAACAAATAGAACTCTCATTCCGTCTACTAAATCTATTCCGTCAATGTTGTATCCTTGAGAACCTTCAATAGTTGAAAAAATATCTTTTGTAAATGTATCTATCAAGTCAACGTTAGTCTTGTTTTTAGATCCAAAGTTAAACAACTTTGTGCCGGCTTGGAATTCAATAATTGGTCTTGTTGCACGTTGAGATTGATCTGCACTAATTGTTTGTCCATTAATCAATGCTGATTGTTCAACAACATCTTTATGGAACCAGCGATTATATCTAGACCACATGTTTCCATCTTTACTTGCACGATTTATTAGGATGTAATCTGGAACACCTGGATATCCACTTGCTGTCTCAAATGGTAATCTATCAAACTCATTAGTATCAAACGGTATTTCTCTATTTTCAGCATAAGGTCCAGGAATTTCAAGATCAGTTTCTTTTATAAGTTGTATCTTTTCTCCAACACCTTCAACATACCAATCGCCTTCGCTGTAAATCTCTGGAGTTACTAATCCTACAAATCTTATTTTCATTCCGTTAGAAAATTGTATTCCGGATGCCGTTTTATATTTTGTTTTTCCTAAAATTTCTTTTTCAACATTGATTTCTGTATTTTCTTCAATGTCTTTAATTTGAATTAATCCACTATTGTTAATATTATTATCTGCAATATAATATAATGCTTCTGGAGCATTTGGATCTACTTCAAATGTAATAGTTCCCTTTTCGACGCTTTGAACACTAACACCATCGTTATAGTTGAAATCATCTTGTAAGGTTCTTTTTGTTCTAAATGAAATAGGATTTCCTGGAGTATCAATTTCAAACGTATAAGTTTGTCCTCTATACAATACTAGTGTAGGATTTTGTACTAGTTCATCGGAAGAGAAAATATAACCAACATTATCTAAATTATCAAATAATGAAACTTTAATAGTACTTTCTATACCTCTTTCCTGACCTGCAACTCTTATTGTTTGCGGTCCATAAGGTAACCAGTAATATTCTCTAAAGTTTGAAAACTTATCCCAATCAATGTGCGGATTCCAAGTGTAATATTCTTGTCTATTTAAAACTTCTTGATTTTCTACATTTCCTCCAAAACTTTTAATTTGGTTTAAGTAATCATTATAATCTTTTAAAAATGTAACGTTTCCAAGATTGTCTTTAATAAGTGTAACTGGCTCAAGTTGATAGTTTTCTCGTTGAGTAGATACATCACCGACATAATTGTCTGATGCACTATAGGCTTTAGAAATTTTCCTTCCGTAATACCCATTAAGTTTTTCAGCAACACCTGGTTGTGTTAGCTGGTCCAATGTTGCTTGTAAAAATTTACTGTTTACTTCTGTTCTAAAGTATCTTGGGAGAAATTTTTCGCTTTTGCGAGATCCCGAATCTCCGTTAACTGGTAATGGATACTCAGACTGATTATTTTCGTAAGCCATTAGTAAACGTTTCCTCCGCTTATGCTAGATGTATCTGTATATATTGCTCCAGATGCTTTAAGTTTAGTAGCAGTAAGCGAAGAAACTACTTCAATGTTATCAACAGTTGCACTACTAATAAACACTTCATCTGCTTCTGACTTAACTTCGAACAAACTACCAAACGTTAAACTATCTTGTACAGGAACAATAACAAAGGCTGCTAAGTCTGGCGCTACTTGCGTCATGACATAAGCACTTAATTCTGTAAAGTAAAATGTATCGCCAAATTCCCAGTTTTCTATAGCAAAAAATTCATTAATTGCTGTAATAACTGCTGCTTTGATTTCGTTGTCGTTTACAACTTTATCAGGATTTTTAACTATTTTAAACATTGCTTTTAGATCTTCTGATGCGCTTGTTCCAAACAGCACTTTATACTTAACAGGATGATAGATAACTTCATCACTAATTGACTTTATCTTATTAATTTCTTCTCCAAAATTAACATAAAGCTCGTCGCTAGTAGGAGGTACTGGCTTGCTAGAAATAGCACCCGAAACATACTGTCTAAATTTTGTATCATACTGCTTAGTTAAAACATAAGTGTCAATTATGTTTGAGCTGCTTGGATCTATTCTGTTACTTTCGTCAGCAGCATGTTCGTATTGGAATATGATTTTATCTCTTCCGTTATAAGCTCTATAATTTACAACAATTTCTAATACTTCTGTAGTTGTATTATATACTTTAAAGATATTAGTATCAATTATATAAAAAACAGAATTTGCAGGATAACTATCAATACCGTTAGTTGTTATATCAGTTTCTGTATTAACAACTTGTATATTTTCATCAAATGCATCAACATATCTATAATCTTCTACATTATCTGTTGTAGTATATTTCTTTTGGAATATAAATTTATCAGAAACAGAGTTTGTAATAAAATTATCAAATATTTCTGGATCATCAACTACACCATCGTCGTCACTATCAAAAAATCCTATTTCAATTTTCTTACTGTCAACGTAACCTTCGTTATCTCTGTATTCATTTACAATTTCCCAATCAAACGGTGTAGTAAATGGTGTTAATCCGTATCCGTCATTAACTGGAACAGTATTAATAGACATTAAAGAAATTTTATCTTTAACAATTTCATTTGTTAAAGGATCAAAAACTTTGTCTGAGCTATCGTAATAGAATCTAATCTCTCTATCGCTTTCAAAAACATAACGCTTACCTCTATATGTAATTGTGTATGTTTCTCCATCTGTTTGGAATAACAAAATCCAACTTGAATCTAAATTTTGATTTGTTTGATCTCCACTTTTACCAGTTGAGAATGTAGATAAAATATCAAGATCATTTTCAAGTATTACACGCCAAGTTGAAGATCTAAAATCAAATCTTAATCCAAATGTTTTGTATGTAAAGACTTGATCAATAATTTGTGTTTTTATTTGTGTTTCTATTTCAGTTGTAAACACAGGTTTAATTTCTTGTAGGATTGGTGCAGAGTTTATATCTCCATTAATTCCGCCAGGAATAATATCATTAAGTGCAATAGCTCCTTCACCAGTATTTGTATTATCAATACCTGGTCCGTTTATAGAAATTACTTTAGTCCATTTATATGTTTTTGCTCCTGGAATATTAGGTTGTCCAGGTCTTATTGATCCGTCTGGCATAAAGAAATAACCAGCAGGTGTTACAAATTTTAACATAGACCCTGGTTCTAAATATTGTAGCGTAGAGCCAGTAAAAGATGCAACTCTTAGTTTTGTTCCGTCAGCATCGGTTAAATAACCTGTTGTAAGGTTTTGTGCTTTTGTTACTTGATTCCATCTAGCACCTAGATCACGCACTATGATTTTAGAAAATTGTGCATAGTAAAAGTTTTTAATTTTATAATTTGCTAGTATAGGTTCAATTTGATTCTTAATAATACCTTCAATGTCTGTTCTAGTATTAAAAGTAAATTGTTCTTTGCTTGTTAAATTTTGTGTATAGATAACACCGTCTTTTCCGTAAAGGTTTGTTTTAGAATATTTTCCTGTTGCATCAAGCAAATCATAGTATCTTGAAATACCACTAGATGTTCTGTTTACACTTTTAACTTTAATAATTTCTTGACTAATATTTAAAGGAGCAACATTGTAGTCTTCGCCTGTAACCATTCTATTTTGTGTATAATAAGTTGCAGGAGCATTTGCTTTAATGCTTGCACTTGTTTCTGAAGTGCTTGCATTATCTATAGCATATTTTAATTCTAACCCTATTGTTAGTTTTTCGCTTGTACCTTGTTTGCTTTGATAAGGAATAGTTATTGAAATATTAATTAACTCTCCAGGACTAACAGTAAAACTTCTATTGTCGCTTACTCTATAGTAAACTTTAAAACTACCTTTAGGTAAGTTACCAAAAGTACCATCAGAGAAAATTAAACTAATTCTATCTTCTACTCTTGTTAAAACAGAATACACATTTCTAATATTTTTGTTTAAACTGTTGTAAACAATGTTGTTACCTTCTATAGCATCAACTTTTGTCCATAGTTCTTGCTCACTACCTATAGTGTCAAGTTTGTATAGCCAAGTATCTGTATTATTAACATTAATTGCATCAATAGCAACTACTTGGTTTGTTGAAGGATTAGTAACTGTAAATTGCCCTTGATCTAAACGACCCTGTCTAAAGTGTGCAAAAAATCCTGTATTATTAGAACCTGCTCCTTGTCCATCATCTCTATAAAGGAATGCAAAGTTATTTCCCGGAAGAGGTGCTTCTTCTATAATAGCACCATTCTCAATGTTAGTACTTACAATTTCAAATTGTGTTGATTTACCATCAACATTTTTAGTAAAACCATAAACAGGAATATCGCTGTTTGTACCGTTTACTCTATACTGTTCAACACTAACTCCGTTAACTGTACTGCTTTTTACAGGACGCCCATAAACAGAGTTTGCTGGAAGTGCAGCATTAAGTACTTTAATAAATTGCTCGTACCAATCTTGGTTTGAAATATCATTCCATAGTATAGTTTGTCCTGATAAGTTTGTACCATTTGAATCGTAAATTTCTTCGGTAGTTCTTACAGACTCAAACTTTAACAAGCCATTTGCTGATTGGTTACGCTTAGGATTATAGGAAAGCAATCTTGCTAAACGTAGTACACTTTCACGGCGTTCTGCTAGTTCAAGGAAGTTCTCACGAGCGTTTAAATCAATACGATAAGACAAGTTTTGACCAAGGAAAGCAATAAGGTCAATAAGTGCTAGATATTCGCTTGATTCGATATAATCGTTGAAGTCCTCCGGATAGTTTTGACGGAGGTAATTAATCATTGTTCTACGCAAATTATCAAAGTCGTAACTTTGGAAATCTGCATTACGGAAAGACTGATAAACTCGTTTCCAATCTTCCGCTAGTAATAGTCTATTTTGTCTATCTGTCGTGGACATATTTGCTTTCCTTTATTATACAGTATTTATTATGATTCGAAAAGTGCGTACTTAATTCTCTAAGATAAAATAGCATTATCTTCGTCAAATTTTAAGCGCATACTCTCAGAAATATTGTAAGGCAAATATGTTAGCGTACACTCTATCATTATACCACTTTCATAGGTGTCTACAGTGACTTGCTCAACTTGTACCCTAGGATCATGATTGATAATTTTTGTAACATTATCAGCAATAGCATCTCTTAGAGCTTCTGTCATTGGTTCAAATAATACGTCCCAAATGATAGTTCCAAATCCAGGATTTTCTAACTTTTCTCCTACACGAATATGAAAATGATTTATAATATCCTGTTTTATAAGAGCAATGTCATACAAGTTAAAACTGCTATTCTCTTTATTAACTGTTGAGATGCCTTTGTACGCTCTACTTTGTGTTGGTAGAGACGGTCTTTTGTTAGAGCTAACTGTTACCTCTTTATATAAACGTTTTTCTTGTGTACTCATAACAGTATTTACCCTATTATATTATGGCAGTGGAGGAAGTTCTTCTGCTGGTTCAACTCTATTACCTGCTTCAATATTTGTGCCTGCAGGTTCTGTTGTAATACTTGCAAGCGGTACTAGCTCACCAGTAATAATCTTACTTGCAAACCCTCTACCTAATCCAATACGATTTCGTGTCTCTTCGCCGCCGCGGTTAGCATAACCGACTGCTCTACGGAATTCTTCACCAAGTGCTCCAAAGTCATAACTTCCCCAACTAATAGATTTTGATTTAATATATGCACAAGCAATTTTTACTGCAATTTCCGGATCATTAACTAAATCAGGATTTTCAACAATTTGTGGAGTTCCAGCTAGTCCACCATAACGTCTATAGTTGTCTTTGAATGTTAACTGAATCAACCCTCTACCACGATATTTGTAACCTTCATTTTGAGCGTTGCCATAACGTCCGCCATACAATGTATTACCAATTGCAGCAGGCCCTGCTGCAACAAGTTCTTGAGCAAACGCATCACTTCTAACACGACTAGGAAATACTCTACGTAATGTACTTGCTCTATAATTCATGTTTTCGCTTCTTGGACGGAAACCACATTCTGCTTGAATCTGTGCCATTGCCATACCAAGTGCTTCTGCATTTCCTGGTGTTTCACCAGGGGCAAGTCTGTTAGGATCTGCTGTTTTAAGAGCATTTGCAGGGTCTAATCCAATTGCTTTTATAAGTTCACTTAAAAAGTGTTTTTGTAAATCGTTAACCGGAACTGGATTTGCTGGTTGTGCTCCGCTAGTTCCTACTTCTCCAGGTACAACAACTTGTGCATTTGATCCGGCAGTAGTGTTGTTTGCTGCTGCAACTGTTGCTCCTGGCGCTGCGCCAGATCCTGCTAAGTCAGCATTAGTATTAAGTTGCGGTGTTGATTCTCTTAATGCAGGGCTTGGAGAACTGCTTGCTTGTGTGAACTGAGGAGTAAATGTTCCAGGGTCTAAATGTTCATGTCCACGCCACGGTTCATGTACCGGTACACGTACCGGCCAAAGCGCAGGTGCTGCGACAGCGGCTTGCGCTGCTCCGCTCGCAAGAGCTGCGGTAGTAGCCGCAGGACCGTTTAGATGAATGTTTGTGCCTGTTTGAATAATGTCTCCACTAGATGCAATTTCTGTATTTTCACCTGAAGTGAAATAATTGTGTCCGCCAGTTTGTAAATCGTACTGTCCTTGAAACTCTGTACGCTGTCCTGTAGTGCTCATATCAAACGTTGTTTGATTGGTTATATAGTGTGCGCCAACTACTACTAAATGTCCTTCTGCACCAACATATACTTTTTGTGTTGCTCCAACATATACATCATGATTTGAAGCAACATCAAGTTTATGATCATTGCCAACTTTAACATCACTGTTGTTTGAAACAGTAAGTTTATAATCTCTACCAGCATTAAAGTTAATATCTCTTGACGCAGTCATATTGATATCTCTATCAGCACTAACATTTAAATCATTTTGTGTTCTTATGCTAACACTATCCTGTGCATAGATATCAATTTTACCATTAGAAGTTAATTCTATCCAAGTACTGCCTTGGGCATTAGCAATGTAAATTAAATCCTCTGAATTGTGCATAAGAATCTGATGTCCTGTGCGAGTTCTAAATCGCATCATTTCACCTTTTGGTAGCGTTTTTATTCCTGTAGTTGCTTCAGGATTAGCAACAAGATCTGTATACTCCATTTTATCTTGGCTAGCATAACTGTTTCTTATATAACGGTCATCACCGTCGTCCATTACAATACTGCTTCCACCGAGTACACTTGAAAACGCTTGTGTTCTTGCTTCAACTGGTCCTATAGGACCTTTAGGTGCACCTTCTCGTTTATCAGTTGGCCCGGGGGTGCTTACCCCAAAAACCCTTGACGGTAATTCTCTTCTACTAGAGCTGTTGGCAGGACCTCTAACATCGTCATCTACAAGTCCTTGACGTCCAAGTATAGTGTAAAAATCGTTATTAAGAGGTTTAATATATTTTGTAGGATCGTTACCTGCAGAAGATGCTATACGTTTATTAAACTCTGCAACTGGTAATTTTCTATTAGGATCAAAAGTATTGTACGGAGATCCTGACCAAGGATCTGGGGTCATCCAATTCATATAAGCATCATATACACAACCAATCCAATAACCCCTAGCAATGTTTCCTTCTGCAAATATAACAAGAACTCGTGTTCCAACTGTAGGTGGTACCATCCAAAACCCATAAGATTTCTGTGATCCTTGAAAATTATTTGTAGTAGTATTTCCTGATATAGGTGTTGTTCCTGCAAACGGAGACAGATACTTTACTGTAACTATTTGCCCTGAACGTTCTGGATCGTTACCAGACGTGCTGTTTCTTAATAATTCAACTTGAAGTGTACCCATTCTTTTTGGGTCAAGATGAGATACAACAATCGCTTCGTACGGACCTGGATTCGAAACTACTAATCGTCGTGAAGGTCGTGTATTTGCTGGCATTAAGAAACTCCTCCATCAATATTAGCATCAGGCGGCGGATTATTATTAGCCGGAGGAGTAAAGTTTTCATTAACGATTGTTTGTCCACCAAATTCCACTGTTGGAGATGTTGTGTTAACTTGTGCAGTAGGTTGAGTAGGAGTAGGTGGTGCTCCTGCTCCAGTTCCTTGTGCTGTTCCTGTATTAGTAATATCCTGTCCGCCAAAAATTACTGGTTGTGGAGTTTGTGTATCTCCTGAGCCGCTGCCAGTAGTGTCTGATGGAGCAACAGCAGTAGAGTTATCGCCGGTGCCGCCGCCTCTAACATTTGTATCACTATCTTGATTGTTTCTTCTAATTAATTCTAACACTTGAGTAAACTTTCCTCCAGCAAAACTGTTTCTTACAATGTTTACTTTGTATAAGCCAGTGAATGCGTTTACCGGAACATTGTCTATTTCTGGAAATATCATTAATCCATTTCCTGTATTATAATCTATCGGAGTTTTAAAAGTTACTAAAACTTCTACTTCTGACGACTGATAATCCATTGTTCCGTCTGACGTGTATCCTGTAAATCCCGATGGTGGAGAAAAATAGTTTCCTTGTCCGCTGTCTGCAAGATAATAAGGATCTCCTATAATAGTTAACTCCATCGTAACCATATCAGTGTCATTATTGACTATTGCCTCATGGAACATTCTAGCAACTCGTATTGCAGGTGTATCTGCATCACTGCCGCCACTATTTCCGGTTGCTGTTGCATTTGCAACTTCTGTTACAGATCTGTCACTGTTAACACTGCCAACACCTTCATTTCCTGCTGCTGGCTGAAATCTTGGTGCAGTATCTACTGTTACAGAATCACGAGTTGCAAGTCTAGTTGTTCCTGCACCATTCATGTTTGAACTCATTGCTGTATAAAATGCATTATTGAAATTAATTTCAAAATCAATTATATCGTCGTTTTGACCTGTATAGATAAAATCGTATCGTTTTGCTGCGGCTGCTTTACGCTGTTCTATGCCCACTGATGGTTGCGATGCTTGTTGAAATGTTGACGAATGTACTTGATAAGGCACAACTGCATATACATATATTTTTGGATTTTGGCCGGTTCTACGTCTAATTTCTTCATCTGGTACTAAAAATGTTTGCGCATGTATTCTAAACCAAGGAATCATTCCTCCACCTGCAGGAACACTTTGTAATTGTGTTGCGGCTGTTTGAGCATACTCACTTATCAAAACTATTTCTTCAATTATATCTTCAATTCTAGTTCCTTGCTTAAACTGAAATGTTCTAAAATCTCGAGAAATTGTTACTTGGTCACTTCTATAAATGCCTGTTCTTTGATCATATGTGTATGCTTCTTCACCAAAAGGTACTGCACCACCTGTTATCATTGCACTGTCAATTTGACCTTTTCCTATTGGATTAGCTGTTTCAGTATTATCAGCAGCTCTGCGTACTGCGGCTGAAATATTATTGTTTGAAGCACTAATTTCTATATAACGTTCGTATGCTTCTGATCTATTTTGTAAAAGAAGGTCAGGATCAAAATCAAACAATTCAGTGTCAGCACCAGTCCAAGCGGAATAAAATTCTTCTTCGGTCATTAATGCTCTGTCACTAAGATTTGTTCCTGCTTGATTTGATATTCCTAAACTTGATGAGAGTTGGTTTGGAAACATTATAACATATTCATCTCTATTAATACTATTTCCTTCATCGTCTTTTTCTCTAATTGCTTTATTAAGTATTGCTGTTAAACTGTTTGTTCCGGTGTGTAATAATTCTTGTACAGATGCGCCTTGCAAAATAGTGTCGCTTCTTGTACTTTGTGCTACACTGCTATAGGCAATTTCTTGCCAAGCATTAGTTTGTACTGCATATCTAGAACCACCTGCTGTAACATCAAAATCAACTGTGTTAATGCTTATTGGAAATACTCTGCGTGTTGTTCTATCTAAGTTTAAAGGATTACCGTTATCATCATATCCTCTAAATTCTATTATTAGTGCATATGGTGCTTTTAAATAATCTTTATGACCTGCTTTATTAGCAGCAATCATAAGTGTTTGTAAAAACAATCCCATACTATAAGGTTCTGTAACAGTAAAATTTAAAACTGTTGCATTTGTTGAACGTGATTTAGTAGTAGGTGCGATAATTCCTTCAATTTCTAAATCGTCTATAAAATATTCTAACGATAAATCACTAGTTTCGTATGCTGTTTTTGCTTTACTAGCTCCTAGTCCGCCTCCTGATTTTAATACTGTTACTTTCGGTGGACCAACTCGATATGTACTATCAGGAAAATTAATTTCGTTAATTGTTAAACAAGCAAGTGTTATAATGTAATTGTATGTTGCGTATTCTTTTAATTTATTTTCTGTTTGTCCTAATGCTACTGTAGCAGTTTGTAATACAGAGCCTGATGCTGATGCAATTAGACCTGCTGCTCCTTGCGAAATAGCCTGTTCAATATCAGCTAATTGTTGAATATCAGTAGGAATACTATTTCTAAATCCGGCTACTGCTGATTCTAATTGTTCTCCAACATTGAACTGATCAGTTACGGAAATTATTGACGAACTTGCTTGTGATTTTAAATTGTTAAGAGAACTTTCTACTTGAGCTGGTACAGATCCTAACAGGTCGTTTGCTTGACCTGTTACACGGTTCAGTTGCGTTGGTAAGTCTTTTACCGAATTAGTAAGTCTAGTAAAATTTATTGCCATTTATTAATAACCTAAAAAGTCTTTTAATTTGTCTTCTCTTGGAATATAGATTCGAACACCTGCTTCAAGATCAAAAACAGGATCTTTTAAAATGTCCATGTTTCTTTGTGCAAATACCCACCATAACTTTGGAGTACCATAAATTGAAAAAGCAAGTAAGTCAGGTCTATGCGTAAACTGAGGTTGTATTTCATATAATACATCATCGTCGCTTGCCGGCACTGGCCTAATTTTCATTACGTCTAAATATTGATTTCTTAAAATTGGTGTTGTCCCCCAAGGACTTGTTGAACCATACTTTGCCATTATACAAATCCTCCGCCGCCAGTTAAGTATCCTCCCATTACAAATTCATCTAAACTAAACTGAGAAGTAAGTGCTCTACTGTATACTGGTCCTACTGTAACCGATACTTGACTCTGTACTGGAACATATCCTTCTACTCCTCCAAGATCTGGTGGCGTAGTTACACCTTGAGGAATGTTTGCTCCAACTGAAGTTTTTATATAATCAACATCAGCTGGCATATCAACTGTAAAGTTTTTTACAACAACAGGAACATTAGGAAAAACATGAGGTCCATATCCGCTTAGTTTTACAACAGGCGGTGGGTTTCCTTGATTTTCTGATTGTCCGTATGACATTTTAGTAACTGATCTTAGATAATGTAATGCTGCTGCCCAATATTGCGCATCTTTAGCATTTTCACAGAAAAAATCTCCTGTAATAACTATATCTTCAATTTGACTGTTCTGGTATTGTGGGAAAGGATAATTACTATGTATAGGATGCATCGCATCATAATTTGCTGTATGCTGAATTAATATTGTAGGAGTATAAGGAAACACCAGCCCATTTGTTTCAATAATAGGCTGCATTGTTACCGGACTGTTTATGTGCGCAGGTAAACTTAATCTAACACGCCAATCTTTACTACTAGCTGAATTTGTAGTTGCTGCTGTAGTTGTTCTTTGTGTTGGTAGAGATGACGGTCCGTTTAAAAGTTGTCTTAAAATACCAGCTGCCCCAGAACCTAGTGCAGAATCTAATGCATTATTTGCGAAATTATTAGCAAAGGTAGTAGCTCTATTTTCAAAATCAGAAGCAATGTTTTTAGCATTTGATTGAACTACGTTTTTTAAATTGTTAAGACTTAACGCCATATTTTTACTCTCCTATATACATTATTTAGTTGACAAAATTAACTGCGTAGTTTATAATAGACGTATAACTTGGAGAATTTAATGAGGAAAGTGAACTATCTTAACAATAAGGATCTACTAAAACAAATACACATATCAAAATCTAGTTTTTGTAGCTTTGTAGACCCAGAATATCATCAATACGACATAATTTTAGAAAATATTGAAAAAATAAACATACGCACGATTGCAGAAGCAAAACGGAACAAAGCAAAAAGATTACAACAACAAGATTTTGAAACCCGCAAAGAGGCCGGTGAAAAAGTTAAACTAGCAGATTGCGAAATTGACTATAGAAAAATCACAAAAGAAGAACTTGTTTTTCGTATTATGACGTTTGATCATATCCCTGAAGAGCCTGGACGTAAAAAGAACCCAAAAACTATTGCAGATACAAAAGTAAAATTAAATTTTCCACCTTTTCAACATTTTAAATTTAATGAAAACGATGAACTTGTTTGTATAGGTAAAAGCCACTGGATAGGAGGTATGGAGAACGGATATTTTAGTCAAAAACATGCCCGTGCAACAAACGAACTAGCAAAGATGTGGATGAAGCTCTGCGAACGCTATGCTACTCGTGGTAATGTTAGAGGATACACGTACAATGACGAGATGCGAGGACAGGCAATACTACAACTTGCACAGATTGGTTTGCAATTTGATGAGAGCAAATCTAATAACCCGTTTGCATACTACACAGCAGCCGTCACTAATTCATTTGTACGTGTTATTAATCTTGAAAAACGCAATCAAAACATCAGAGATGACATCCTTGAAATGAACGATATGAATCCAAGTTATACTAGACAGCATAATCAAGAATGGGAAAATGCTATGAAAAGAGATCGGCAAGAAAGACAAGAAGCTGAAGACGCCAAAAACAGTTGACTTTTACTGCAAAAGACAGTATTATGTTATTGATTAGTATGGAGAACTTATTTTGTTTAAAAAGGCAGCAGTCTTTACCGATATACATTTTGGTTTAAAAGGCAACAGCAAAGTACACAACACCGACTGTGAAGAGTTTATAGATTGGTTTATCGAACAGGCAAAAGCTAACGGATGCGATACTGGTATCTTTTGTGGAGATTGGCATCATAACCGTAACTCGTTAAATTTAACAACTATGGATGCAACTATCCGCAGTCTTGAAAAACTAGGCAAAGCGTTTGACAAATTTTACATGTTTGTTGGTAATCACGATTTGTATTACAAAGACAAACGTGATGTAAGTTCAACAATATTTGGAAAACATATTCCAGGTATTACATTAATAGATGAAATCTACGAAGAAGATGATGTGGTACTTGTGCCGTGGCTTGTAGGCGACGAATGGAAACGTATCGAGAACATCAAAGCCAAGTATATGTTTGGACATTTTGAATTGCCAAGTTTCTATATGAATGCTATGGTACAAATGCCTGATCATGGCGATTTACGTGCTGAACATTTTAAAAATCAAGAATATGTATTCAGTGGGCACTTTCACAAACGTCAAGTAAGAGGTAAAATACATTACATAGGTAATGCATTTCCTCACAACTATGCAGATGCATGGGACGACGAACGTGGTATGATGATCCTTGACAAAGAAAACGGCAAAGAGCCTGAATACATTAACTGGTGGAACTGTCCTAAGTACCGTACAACTACACTAAGCAAATTACTAGATCCAGATGCAGACATTATTAAACCTAAAATGTACTTACGTGTAACTATTGATGTTCCTATCAGTTACGAAGAAGCACAGTTTATTAAAGAAACTTATATTTCTACACATAATTGTAGAGAAATTACACTTATTCCGCAAAAGCAAATTGAAGAAATTTCAACAGATTTAGATATTTCTACATTTGAAAGCGTTGACGAAATTGTATCTAAAGAAATTACTGCTATCGATAGTGATAACTTTAATAAAAAGATGCTACTAGACATATATCACGAGCTATAAATGATCAAAGTAAAAGACTTAACAGTAAAAAACTTTATGAGTGTGGGTAACCAAACCCAGGCTGTAGACTTTAACAGAGAAAAGTTAACATTAGTACTAGGCGAAAACTTAGACCAAGGCGGAGACGATAGTGGTTCACGTAATGGTACTGGTAAAACAACAATTATTAATGCATTGTCGTATGCTTTATACGGTACTGCACTAACAAATATTAAACGTAACAATCTTATTAACAAAACTAATAGTAAAGGTATGGTTGTTTCGCTTGATTTTGAAAAAGACGGTATTAATTATAGAATTGAACGAGGTCGTTCACCTACTTTCTTCAAATTTTATATCAACGAACAAGAACAAGAAGAAGACGAATCGCAAGGCGATAGTCGTAAAACACAAGAATTCCTAAACGACTTGCTAGGTATGAGTCATGATATGTTCAAACATATTGTTGCTCTAAATACTTATAGTGAACCATTCCTTGCTATGAAGCAAAACGATCAACGTGCTATTATTGAGCAGTTATTAGGTATTACTATTCTTTCAGAAAAAGCAGAAAATCTAAAAGAACAGATACGTGAAACTAAAGAAGCAATTACCACAGAAACACTAAAGATTGATGCTATTAATAGTGCCAATGCACATATTCAAGAAACTATTAGAAGTTTAAAAACTAAACAAAGTGCATGGAATACTAAAAAACATCAAGATCTTGCAAAATTACAGCAAGGATTGGATGAATTAGAACATTTAGATATTGAATTAGAACTAGAACTGCACGAAAAACTTGCTAGTTGGACTGAATTAAATACCGCATTAACGGCTCTTAATAAAGAAAAAAGCACATTAGACGGTGCATTACTGCAAGCCGATAAACGTGTTAAAAAGATTGAACAAGACGTGTTAAATCTTGAAGATGCTACGTGCTATACATGCGGACAGGCACTTCACGAAGATAAAAAACAAGAAATTTTAACTGCAAAATCAACAGAACTTGAAGAATCTATTGCATATCAAACAGATGTAGGTGAAAAACTTTCAGAAGTTATGGAAGCAATAAACGAAATTGGCGATCTTAATGGACGACCTAATACATTTTATGAAACTGCTAAAGAAGCATATGAACATAGAAACAACGTAGATAACTTAAAGCAGTCTGTGATAAGTAAGAGCGAGGAAACTGATCCTTACGAAGCACAAATACAAGAACTTACACAAGAAGCAATACAAGAAGTTGACTGGACCGCAGTTAACGAGCTTAATAATCTTAAGGATCATCAAGAGTTCTTATTAAAACTGCTTACAAACAAAGACAGTTTCATTCGCAAAAAGATTATTGAGCAAAACCTAGCATACTTAAACAATAGGCTAACATATTATCTTGACAAATTAGGCTTGCCGCATCAAGTTGTTTTTCAAAATGACTTAAATGTAGAAATTACACAACTAGGACAAGACTTAGATTTTGATAATCTAAGTAGAGGCGAACGTAACAGGCTAATACTAGGTTTATCGTTTGCATTCCGTGATGTTTGGGAAAGTTTATATCAAAACATTAACTTGTTGTTCATTGACGAGTTAATTGATAGTGGTATGGATACAGCAGGTGTCGAAGGTGCGTTAAGTGTTCTTAAAAAGATTGCACGTGAACGTGATAAAAACATTTTCTTAATCTCACACAAAGACGAATTAGTAGGTCGTGTAAACACAATTCTTAAAGTTGTTAAAGAAAACGGCTTTACTAGTTATGAAAACGATATAGAAGTTGTAGAATGATAGATGATGATACTCATGACAAACTAACTAGAGCCTATATGGAATATTTTAAGGCAAACGAGGCGTATGAGTCACGCAAGTCACATAGAACACACGCAAGCAGTAGGCGCTGGTTGCGTAAAATACGTGAACTAGCAAAAGAACGTATGGACGAAATACACGAAGACTATACAGCCAAAAAAGAGGCAGAGAAAAAAGGCACACAATAAGTAAGTTCATGCAGTGGACTTACAACGGGAAAACAATAGAAACTATACCAGACGAATATGAAGGCTTTGTTTATCTCATTACTAATACTACTACTGGGCAAAAATATATAGGCAAGAAACTAGCCAAATTTAAAACTACTAAACCACCGCTTAAAGGCAAGAAAAATAAAAGACGTGGACACAAAGAATCAGACTGGAAAGACTATTGGGGTTCATCTGATAGACTTAACGCTGACGTCACTGCACTAGGCCCAGAAAACTTCACAAGAGAAATATTATACCTTTGCAAATCACGGGCAGAAATGTCCTACATAGAGGCAAGAGAACAGTTTGACCGCCGTGTATTAGAGACGGACGATTATTACAACGGGATTATTAATGTTAGAGTTGGCGGATCAGACAAACTTAAAAAGGCATTGCTAGAACATAGCATCAAGGCAAAACAATCCAACACATAAGGTTGGCGGGCCAGTTTAGAAATACCGCTGTGGAAAAAGCATCCGTATAGGAGCACACGTAACATGCTGAGCGGCATCCGGTAGTAGGGTGTTTGATTGGCATAGACTGATTGTTGGCTGTCGAAAAACTGCACATTGTACATAAA